AAAAATCCCGGTTTTTCAGTCGCGGGAAAACCGGGAAACCCCACTGCTTTAAGCAGCCATCCGCATTGGTGCGGCTTTTATATTTGCAACTGTTTATTTACGACACTTGTTACCCGTGTCGGGTATCTCCTTCTTCAATACTCTGCACTGATCGATGCCTGTCGGACCCGTGAATGGATCCGGGGAGATTCGAACTCCCGTGTCATATGCATTTCTATCCGAGATCAACAATACCAAAAGCGCGACGAGGGGCCTGCACCCATGCTCAACCACTGCTTGCAAGTCAATGGTCCTAGTCAGCATCACACACTGAACCGCGCATAAAATTATTTAGTTGGTTCTATATCGTAGTAATAATTGTCATCATCACTTACGATCCATCTATCGCTTTTGTTCTCGCATCTGTATTCTTCAGTGTCAACTTTGTAATCTGGCTTTTCGGGAAATGGCTTTGTAGTGAAAGACATCTCTTTCCAAAATATTCTGTTGTTTGGCTGGAGTGCATAATTCCCATTGTCCAATTCAATCATATGCAAACATTTGTATTGAGTTGGTTCATTGCTGTATGGATTGTCATACCAATCAAAAGTCATCATGTACTTCCCCCAACAATGACTTTTATCTTTGAATATTACCTTTGCCCTTGAACCTTTTAAAAAATTATATTGTGTTACCGTAACATTCTCGGAAAAGCAATCCCACAATTGAAGAACATCTAAAGGATCAGATGGACCCTCTTTGCTGCAAAGCATATGAATGGGAATCCTGCTTCTTACAGTTCCATTGTCAAGCATTGCAGTAAACAGCAATGCTTTGCCTGAACTGGATTGAGCACCAAAGACTGCAACTTTTTCATATTCAAAGAAGTGATCTTTATTTTGATAAAGATGCTCTTTTCTCAGTAAACAATAAAAATGTGGGATATTGATATTGTACATAATGCGAGCTGAAGGATTCGAACCTTCGTAGGCAAATGCCAGCAGATTTACAGTCTGCCCTCGTTGACCGCTTGAGTAAACTCGCCAAAGCCACCTGTGGGATTCGAACCCGCAACCTCTGCTTTACAAAAGCAAGGCTCTACCGTTGAGCTAAAGTGGCATTTAAATTTTTACTTACTTTTAATCAAAGATTGATGATGAACTTCAAAATGACAGTTTGCACATAATAAATCACATTTATCTAATTCTTTTTGACATTTTTCCCAAGATCTAGGCATTCCTTTATATGAAAGACCAAAATCTTTTTGATCTGGATCTCTGTGATGAAATTGAAGTGCTGCGATACATTTATCGTAACCACAATTTATACATTTTCCACCTTTATATTCTACGCACTTTTGTTTTCTTCTTTGTCTAAAAATTGTTACTGAACAAGAATTACATAAAGTTTTTCTGTGTCCAACGTCTCTTGAGTAAGTAAATTCTCTTAAACATCTTTTACATTTATTGTCCATACTATTATTTAGTAAGAACAATATTTGTACTGCCATTTTAACTGGAGCGGCAGGATTCGAACCTGCAACCATTCACTTAACAGGCGAATGCACTTCCTTTGTGCTACGCTCCACCTTTTTACACTATCTGACAACCTCCTGCGGAGCATGCAAATTCCTTTGCTGCCTCTGTGTTGTCCTGTGATTCATACTTTGAAAGTTCCTTAAAGTTCACTTTAATCTTGGGATGTTCATTGTATGCTGATGCATCAATCTGCTCAAACGGAGCCTGAGCATATGTATGATTGTCGCCACCGGGCAAGAATGAAATTCCTGTTGCTACATCAAAGTTCTCCCACAACCATTGACCAACTTCAAGGAACTCGCTGTCACGGTAATTTACAGTTACAGAAGGCTTGTGTTGGCAATAATGTTCTTGGTATGTCTTCCAAAGATCCAAGTGATCAAGCGCACGGAGATCTTCGGTAGTTACTGTGCCACGTGGAGCCTTCATTGCAAATGTAAAGACCGCAGTGTTGTTTGGATTGATTACATCGTCCTCACAAGGAACTCCTTGGTCTTTCATGAGATTGTAGATTGGATCCTTCTTGTCGATTCGAATTCTGCGATAATAATAATCCGCATATCTTGGATGAAGACCTGATGCAGAATCTACCAAGCATGAAGTAGTTCCCTCTGGCTTGACGCAAGTGATGGACTTGCTTGGATTGATTCCTAACTTCTCTGCCCATTGCAGATTGGTTGCGGTTGCATGATCACGAAGACTTTCAAGCAAACGAATGAGTTTTGGCTTGCCCTCAAGACCACTAGTTAACTTGTTATCATAGATACCAGTCATGCTGACACCAAGAAGTCTTTCATCCTCACAGTTCTTCTTCCATTCTGGACGAAGATATGGGAACTTAGTAAATGTAGATTGAACAGTACCAATGATTGTGGCCATCTCAATCTTCTTTTTCAATGTTGCTGCTGTGTCATCGGGACGAACAACAACAGTTGAAAGATTGCAGAACTCAAATGGCTTCAAGATGATCTCTGAGCATGGGTTTGTTCCATATTCAGCATCGATATCACGGCCCCATTTGGCTGCTTGCTCTTGAAGAGCCTTGCGATTGATCATTCCTCGCTCACCACTATGGCTGTTGTATAGAGAAGTCCACTCCTCAAGGAATTGACCCATGGGTGGGCGACCACGATACACAGCGGAGTTGTTTGCATAGGAACGGAAGCCTGCTTGCTCCCACCATGCACCACTCTTGCATAGAGCCATCTCACGATCAGAAAGATCGCTGAGTGAAATCATGGCAGAACGACGAACACCACCTACAATAACAGCGTTTGCAATGGCACAGCAAATATCGTGGCACTCAAGAGCAGTCAACTTGCGACCCTGTGCGCTATAGAAAACCTTTACGATTAACTTAAAGAGATTATCAAGAGGAGCAGGCCCACTAGCGCGACCGCCAAAAGTCTTAAGTCTAGCTCCAGCGGGTCTGATCCCGGACACATCCCATTTAACGTGACGACCCGAATACAGATGTCGTAGAATTTCCTTGAGAGCATTTCCCCAACCTTCTTTAGAGTCTTCAACTTTGACAACAACATTAAAATCCTTTTCTATCTTATTAGCGACAGTTGGAAGTTTATCAGTGTATTGTCGCTCAACACTATAACCAACACCTGTTCCGTTCATTAGAATTACAAACAGTTCTGCAAATGATTCAACAGAATCGATTGGCAAATATGAACAATTATACAAACAAGTATTATCATGATCAAGTGCAGGGCCAGCAGTCATCAAGCTTCTCATTGAAGGAAGAACTTCAAGATTTACAATTGCTTTCTTGATGTCTGGGCGCTCTGCAAGTGCAGGAACTTTATCTGTGAAATAATTCCACCATCTATCGACACATTCGTCCCAAGTTTCTCTACGATTTTCTGATGGAAGCCATCGTGAATAACGCGAGATGAAAATGAACGATTGGAATGGTGATAAAATTTCTGGCATAATTGGCCTTTCTTTATTGGTGTCTTTATTTAGTTGTTAGAGTTTGCCACGAAACTGGGAAAAGTGGAGCAATTATTTTGTCAATTGCTTTTGCATATTCTTGAATTTCCCATTGGGCGTGAGAATCGATTCTCAGGTTATAAATACGCGCAAATGCGTACAAAGAACCTGTCCAAACAAATTCCGTATATGTGCCTTGTGGCAATATGGAACGGGCTTGTTCAGGTGCAACTCCATCTGCAAGAAGATCATTGTAAAGTTTGATGCAATCTTTTGCAACACTTTCATATTCCTGCCTCATGCGAATGCAGATATCCATATCTTCAATTTGTCCGCTACTTCCCTGCTTTGCACCATTAGTTGGTGCAGAACGCCAAAGAGGAACATAGACTTCAGGATCAAACGTGACATATCTACGACTGACTTCATTCATGGTCAGACCAATCTGATGTTTGCCGAGTTGGGCGCGAACAAAAATTGGACACTTGACACGAATTGAAATCGTAGCATGACAGAATGGTGTAAAGTGATTGTGCTTTGCAAGATATCTGATGAGTTTTCCATCTCTCTCAGATAGAGATTGGGATGGAACATGACTGTCATCATACTCCCAAGAACTCTCCTTATTGAAGGAGACTCTTGCAGCATTCACGATGCTAAGATCAGAACCCATCCAATCAATCAACTGAACATGTCCTGCATCAAGAACTTTTATGTCAGTCGGACGCACGCTTTGAGTTGTCTGTGTCATCTTCATCCTCGTCATTATCAACAAGTTCAACACTCACACCGGGAATCTTGGTAAAGTCTGCGGCATATTCCCGAGCCTTGGCCCAAAGTTTGGGATCCATCTCCTTGACATATTCACCAAACCTTTGAACAAAGGTTAGATAGGCTTCACTAGCCTTAAGAATTTCTTCTTCGGTCATATCGTCATTATCTTCTTTCATTTAAACCTTCTTCCAGTAAGTATACTTTATTTTTGCGACAAGTCCAGAATAAACGCTGTTGATTATCAGTTTCATGGTGGTGTTCACGCCATAGGCCAATACCATGTCGTTTATGTCCTTCTTGTCTATTTCTGATGGCCAGATTACTACATTTCGTCCAGCCTCTATGTACTTTCCTATCAAACCAACAATTTCCAAATTTCTGGGTTCATTGTCAAAGATGAACACGACCTTTGACTTCTTCAATTTGTCAGGCAATTCAGCCAACCAACCAGCACCCTGCATTGCGACTCCATTTGGAATGAACATGGAGTCGATTGGGCCTTCAGTGACATACACGGTGTCCCGTGGCTCTATCTTATCTAGGTTGTACCACAGCCGTTCTTCGCCTTCACGCTTCAGCGTGATATAACGAATCGCTTGGCCAGTTGGGTCAAGAGAGCGGCCTTGAACTCCGATAAGCTCCCCAGAATCATTATAGAATGGTATGATGAGTCTGTCTTCTTTGGTTCCATCCCGATCAAAGGATCGCATGACTTTTGCAAAGTCAGTGCAATAATAAAAGTTGCAATACTTTTCCTTGGGGATTTCACGGGACTTAACATATTTTATCGCCTTGTGGTCAGCATTGAGTAAGTCAAGCCTTGTTCCGAGATCAGTAAACACTGGTTGGCGGGCAACTTCCTGTTTCGGTTCAACTTCTCTCGGATGCGCATCTTTAAATTTTTCAAATGCATATTCTTTTGCGAGCGTTGGGCTAATAGTTTCAAGTACAGAATATACATTACAAGAAAAACCGCAATTGTGGCATTTGTAAACATAATGGCCTTTGTGCTCAAAGAAGTATCCCCTTGTCTTGGACTTATTCTTCTGTGAGTCGCCACACTTAAAACATCTGCATGTGGCTAGCGTATCTTTCTTCCACTTGAACTTCTCAAGTGAACCAGATACCAAATTGACAAACTTCTTATCAATATATAGGGTCATTTGGCTTCTTCAAAAGTCCAGTTGATGGCCTTGTTTCTCTTCTTTCCAAATTTTGGATTGAAGCCTTGACCATCTGCACCTGAACCAAAACCTTCTTCTTCGGTTTGATTTGAATTCACCAAATCTGAATTTGTGTTGTCAACATCGTAGAACTTCATCTTTGACTTGTTTACACCAATCAAGAACTTTCTATTCTTGGTTGTATCATTTCCACGATTCTTCAACTGCTTGACCATGAGTTGACCTGCCTCTGCCAATTCTTCATTCTCAATAAGAGCAAAGAAGAAGTCCGCAGTCTGTGGAAGACCAAAACTTTCTGAGGTATCGGTCATCTCCATATCGCTGCTCTTGGCACCTTCACGATTGACCTGTGTTGCAGTCCACAGCGGAATATTGAATTGCTTGGCCATACCACGCAGTTCTTCTGCAATACCTTTGACATAGGTGTAACTGTTCATTCCGTTTCCAAGTTTGAACCTGGCGCATGAGCAGATGTTCAAATAGTCAACAAAGATTACATCGGGCGTAAACTTCTTCTTGATCTTCAATTCTTCAATAAGATTTCGGAAGTGAGTCACATTTGCTGCAGCAGTTGGATACTCCTTGATGATGAGTTTGCCTTTGCAGGTCTTCTTCAAGTTATCAACCTTGGCTTCATACTGATCTTGGGCCATTTGCTCAAGAATGTGCATGTCGCTGTCCAACAGGTTGGCATCGATGCGCTTTGCAATCTCTTCTTCTGCCATCTCCAAAGTGATGTATAGCACATTGAGATTTTGAGATAGACATGCTGCTGCATGATGACACAAGAAAGCACTCTTTCCTACACCGGATGCTGCCATGACTACATTAAGCGTCTTCTTGCGAGTTCCGCCACGGGTGATCTTGTTGAACATCTCAAGATCAAATGGAACCTTCTCTTCTACTCTGTGGTAATACTCATATCGCTCGTCAACATCTTCCAAAAAGTCATGGCCAACTCTAGTATCAAAAGAAACAGAAAGAGCCTTTGACATGATCTCAGGAATAGCATTCTGAGTTCGTTCCTTGTCCTTGCCTTCAATAATCCCAATGGATGCCATGATGCCATTGTAAATTGCCTTTTCCTTGCAGAACTTTTCTGTTTGTTCAACCAGCCACGCTGTGTCTGACTTCTCACCTTCTTTGTACATCTCATCCGTGATTGATGTGCATTTCTTGAATTCAACTTCACTCAGAGACTTTTCATCTCCGAGTGAAATCAGAACAGCATCCTTTGTTGGTATGTTGTTGTACTTGAGAATAAACTTGCCAACAATCCCGAAGATTATCTTCTCCGACTTGTCGTGAAAATATTCCTCTTGGAGAAATGGGACAACTTTGCGAGCATAGTCCTCATTGAGGACCAAGTTCTTTAGAATTACTGATTCCATGTTTTAATTATACTCTTGGTAGAAGAAATGTCCACCATTAATCTTGGTGAACATCATCCTCAAGGTCAACGGGTTCCTGTTCAATTCCTTCTTCGACAATCTGTGTAAAAATGTTACCAACTGCATTTGTAAAATCTTCTTGTTGTTGATCAAATTTATCGGGAGCCTTCAATACATCGATTTCCATGGTGACACTTATTTCTTCGTTTGCTGTTTCTTTTAATGAAATTTTTCCATACCGATATACGATGTCCTTGTACTTTCCGTCCAATATTTGAATGGGACAATTTGCCCCAACATCAGTTGATACTTCAGGAACATACTTGAACTTAGGTGCTTTGTCCATACTTGAAATCCTTTTGAATCTCTGCGTCCAATTTATCTAGGATATCTTTGGTGTAGTATTTCTCAGGATCATCATCGATGTTCTTCTCAAACACCTTGCTTCCATCGGGAAGTTCAATTCGTGTGGATACTTTCTTGAAGATGCCATACTTTATGGCAAGATCAGTAAGACCATAATATCTGCTGAGACCTGAAGTGTAATTCAAACGAGTTTCCACATGCATGTTCTCTTTGACGAATCTGTTCTTGTAATTTGTGCACTTGATGAAGATTCCTACAACACCTTCATCAGTCTTGTCCTTGCTTTTGGACAGAGTGAGAATGTTGCTTGCTGCATATTTTAATCCAACACCACCACCAAGTTCCTTAGTGGGAACGTATGCACCAATCACCTGATATGTGTGATTGGTCATAAGCATGGGAATCTTGGCCTTTCCAAGTTTAAGAGTTAGCACACGGAATGTTGCCTTGGTCTGTTGGGCCTTGGTCATGTCACGAACATTCTTGCCTTCAGCAGAATCGTTCATTTCCTTTTCTGTTGACAACATACCTAAAGAATCAAGAACAAACAAAACAGGCTTTCGGTCTTCTTCAGGTTGTTCAATTACATCATTAACAATCTTTAATGATTGTGTTTTAAATTCTTCAATGGTAGAGACAGGAACTACTGCAACTCTTTCCATATCGATACCACGCTGCTTGAACATATCACTGGTAATAGCTTGCTCCGTATCGAAGTAAACCACGACACCATCTTTGTTGTCCTTCAAGAACTGAGAAGCAATTCCAATAGCATAGAATGTCTTGCCTGTTGCTGGATCGCCAGCCAAGCATGAGATCTTGTTGTTTGGAAGACCACCATAGATTGTTCCCGATAGTAGTGCATTTAGAACATAAGATCCTGTGTCAATGAATCCAGTGACATCAGATCCCTCCAATCCCTCTTCAACAATCTTTGCGTCTGGGTTATTTATTTTTCCGATTAGACTTTTTAGATACTTTGACATTATTTTCCTTTACATACAAAATACAACCAGCGACACCTTCAGGAGTGTCATGAATAATCTTGATGGATTCGATGATTACATCATCTTTAACATCAAGTAGTCGGTCACCAACGATAAAGCATGGCCCACCTTCAAAATCGAATAAACCATCGCCAAAGCGAGAGTACAAAGACCTGCCTTCGACTTTGTAAGATCCGTCTTCAAGAAGTGTGATAATTCTTTCATCACCATATCTAGATTTAATTTTCTTTACCATATCTTAATATTATACCTCAGACAAAGAAGTCTTCAAGTGAGACTTCTGCATTTAGTTTCCAATTTATTGCTTGTAAAATGTTGTCCAACGGTTCTCCAAAAGTTTTTTCAAATTGCTTCTTGCGATCTATGTACTTCTCAAGATTGAATTCCTTGGGTGGACTGTTAATGAAACCCATGACAGCATCTTTGCCTGCCATTCCATATGGATTTGGAACCTTGACAAACACAAACTTCATCTTGTCGTTTTCCTTGATTGCTGCGTACTGCTTGTCGATCCCAATCTTTTTGCTGTAATTGTTATACAGCAATGCCGCCTTGGTTGCGATTGGTGTTCCAGTTTGGTAAATCTTTGTATTGTCAGAATACTTGTTGATTCCCTTGACTCCCCGAGGAGCTGCGACATCAGATATAGGAAGCACCATAAATTCATCATAGAATTCATTCACATATTGTCGCAGCTCCTCCGGGGTTTTGGTCAAGATGATCTTGATGCAGTCTTTTAGTTTCTTTCGAACAATTGCTGGCGTACTGCTTCTTGCAGTTTCCAGACCCATGATCTTCAGTTTGGGTTCTTCAAAGCGAATGCCTTCAAGATCCTGCACAAGCAAGGCATACCTCTTCTTGGCAATAAACATTCCAGCGGAAGCAATTGCTTCACGCTTGAAGAAGATCTTGTTCTCAGAGCAATTCAATGTCTTTGTGAGAAGATCCATTTCTTTCTTAAGTTCTGGCTGAATCTTCTGTTCACAGATCTTGTCAACGAAATCGGTGATGTCCGTGATTTGGGTCTTTTGCTGAATTTGAGTAATGATATCATCAAGATTCAGATAGACAGAATCCGTATCCACGGCAAGGACATAATCCTTGTCATTATCCTTTGTCAGATGACGAATGTACCCATTCATGCAGTTCTCTGCTGTTCGAATGATTACCTGACCCGTAACAGTAACGGCTGTCGCCAACTCAGGTGAAGAATAGATGAACGCTGGGTTTCCCAAGCAACCGTAAAGACTGTTTGCCAAAATCTTCTTTACTGACTGACGAATCTTTAGTGCTGCAATACGTGGAAGAAGATTGGCATCCTTGGAATGCTCATATTCCTTCTCCAACTCCAACATCTTGTTCTTGGCTTCCTTTCTCTGATTGAATGTGCGCTCAATCAGAATAGGAATGAATCCAAGAATGTTATTCGTGAACATGGATCCATTGCAGGCCAAACAAGCATTTTGATCTGATGCTTCTTCAACCAAAGAAGGAATTTGTTTTTTCTTGCTTCTCAAGAAATCATCTGCACTTAGAGATGCATCTTTCTTGATGCAAGTCTCAGGAGAAATATTCCATCCCATTATGATACTTGGATACAGGCTTGTAGCATCGAAGCTGACTACATTCTTATACAGACCTGGTGCAACATCCTTAACATACGCACCGACAAATTGGTCATCCTTGGCATATGAGGTCTGTATTGGTGGAATGATGTCCTTGCGAAGAAGATAATCACAACAAATTGTTCCCCAAATTCTTGTGGCAAAGAATACAACATCAAATGGAATCTTGGCTTCGTATGCAATAGAAACAGCCAAGTCGATAAGACGAAGTTTATTCTCTAATTTTTCAATTAGTTCAACATCTTGAATGTTATATTCCGCAAATCGCTGGAAGTTTTTTGTATAGAATTCTCGGAGAGAACCATATTCTGAGTAATCCAGTTTCTGTTCATCCAACTCTGCTTTGGCAATAAAATTTAGGGCATAACTTTCTTGGCTGGTACCAGAGAACTTCTTGTAAAGATCCATGTAGTCAAGCGTGGTATATCCCGGAAACTCAAACAATCTGTAATCAGTTCCACCAATGTTTGTCTCGCGCTCTTTCATTAGATTGAAAGGAAGCCAAGACTGAATCTCCTTGTCATCGAAGAACAAGCGAGCCCTACCAATGATGTATGGAATATCGAAAAGTTTGACGTTCCATCCAGTAAGTACGTCAATGTCTTCTTTGCGAAGCAACTCAAAAAACTTTTGAATAAGTTCCTTCTCGGAAGAAACTAGAATAAGTTTGCAGTTTGGAATTGAAACTTGCTTCTCTGTGATGGCATAGTTGACACCCGAGATTCTAACACCAATGATATTGATCTTCTCATTTGGACTGCGAAGATCGGGGAATCCACCTTCAGTCTCAGTCTCAATGTCAAAGTATGCTATCTTGATTTGGGAAAGATCGTATACCACCTCACTCTCGTAAGTCTCCAAGAGATATTGAGTGACGAAATCAGTATTTCCGTAAATTGGCGAATCATTCAAGTCCTCATATTGCTTCAGGAACTCCCTGCAGTCATAGAGAGTGTCAAAGACCATTCTCTTGACACCGATGCCATTGAGAGTCTTGTACTTGGTTTCCTTGTCTGATTTGATGAACAAGGATGGCTTAAAGGAAACGGAGTCGGTAAACCGAACTCCGTTCTTATAGCCCCTTACAAGAATCTTGTTGCCTTTGATTGCGCAGGCAGTATAAAATTTCATTGTGGTTTGTTGTTCTCTTTTTCCTGTATCAATGCGTAGAGCAGTACAAAATAATTGATGTTGTCCTGAATAGCATCATATACTGATTCATTCTTAACACTCAATTCGCCTCTTGTCAAGAAAGAGGAAATACGAGACATCTTATCTAGGATACGACAACAAAGCCCATTTTCCGCCGTACCAAAGCCCATGATTTCTGGACGTTTAAAATTAACCAAAGCATCATGTTGATTGGCATAGTCTTTGGACTTTTGCTTCATAATGACCAAGGCTTCAGAAGTTAATTTTTCATGTAATTTAAAGAGATCATCTGGTTTCATACGCCCAAGTATAGACTCTTGGCTGTAAATGTCAAATTATTTTGATTGGTTTTTTACTTTATAAATATTAAAGTCATCCCGGAGTTTCATTAAGATGTACCTAATTTCCCTAATAGACCCTACCAAATTTCTTGAAGCCACAACATTAGTAGTCGCAGGAACCCTAGGGGTAATTTGGGGAATTGTAAAATTTTGGCAAGGAAAAAAGAAAGACGATAATTTTATAGAAGTTCATACAGAAATTCATGAACTTCTCACGGAACTTAGAGTTAAAAATAGTGCCATGAGAGCTAGTATAATTCAGTTCCATAATGGTGAGTATACAATGGATGGAATTTCAATGCGTAAATTCTCCGTTACTCACGAATCAACGCACAAGGGATATACATCACAAGTAATGAAACTCAAAGGGACACTTTGTTCGATGTATATTCCCTTATTGACAAAAATTGTGGAAAACAAAAGCACCATCCATCATACAAACATGCTTCCCCACAGTTATGTGAAGGGCTTTTTTGAAGACGAAAATGTATCTCAATATGCTTGTTTGCCATTAAAAAACAAGGGTGCAAATGTAGGTTTTATTTTAGTTCAATGGCATCACGATTTTGAAATACCAAGTGAAGCACAAGAAGAAGCCATGAATATTTTTGAAAATCTTCGTGATTCTATAGCGATACAACTTTCACAACAAAAGAATTGAGGAATTTATGCCAACAGAATTGATATCATTATTGGGTGGAGGGGTCACAGGATTTCTATTCCGCTACTGGGCTCAACAGGCCCAAGACCGAAAAGAAATGTTTGAAATGGCTATGGGAGCCAATAAGCAAACCACAGACAATCAAGACAAGGCTGTCCAGAGAGTCCCACTTGATATGGGAAAGAATGTTAGACGAATCATTGTTCTTGCCTGCTTATTTGCCGTAGTAGCAGCCCCATTTGTTCTCCCTTTCTTCGGGATTTCAACATTTGCTGAGTTTACACAAAAACAACCAGAAAGTTTCTTTGGTTTGATTCCAGAGACAACTAAAAAATACTTTGTAGAAATTCCAGGATATTTGTTTGCCGAAGAGAACCGCCAAGTTCTATTGGCAGTCGTCGGTTTCTACTTTGGTACAGCAGCAGGAGGAAATAAGTCATGAAATATCTTCTACCACTCTTATTACTTGCTTCCTGCACCACCCCACAGATCATCTCTCCTTTGGACAAGAAGGGAAACCCAATTCACAGCGTCCTGAAGGAACCATTCTTTGGAAGCCCAAGTCAGCCCTCTGAATGGTCTTTCTGGTATGTGATAATTTGCATGGTTGCTCTTTGGTTCATTTGGAAAGAAGTTAGAAAATTTCTAGTCAAAACACCACCCAAATCAGAAGATAAATAATCCTGTAGAGGAATCAAATGGCCGTAAAGAAGATAATGGACACATTTTTTGCCAGCATGCAAGAACAAACCATGGCTGGCTACGGTGGAAAACTCGTAAATACACCGATGGGACCATTCCGCTGGAATGATACCATGCAACTTTGGGAGAATGTGAACAATGGAATGGTGATGAACAACATTTCGTTCCAAGACTCCATTATGATGCTTGATTACGCTTCATATGACGGTGGAATGCCAACTGTATCCGGTGGTGATCCAAGTTTGATTCTTTATCTAAATTTTGCTGCAAATTCTATTGGTTCCATGACATACGCCCGTGGTGGAACAGCATCTTACATTGATTCTGACAAATTTGTCAAGTTTGTCGTTCCAAACACACCAAGATTCAGTTATCTGCCAAGTGGCACGGATAATGGTTTGTTGATTGAAGAACGCTCAATTAATTATATTTCTCAAGGAAATTGCTTTGGTGTTTCACCATGGACTCCTAGAAATTCAAATTTTACAGCCGTAGATACTAAACCGGAATATGGATTAGCACCAGATAATTTAACAGAACCTTGGCTAATAATGCCAAGAGGTGAAACTCAATCATATACTCAACATGGTTTACAAATAACTCCGGGAGTTGGTTTAGATGGTTCAACTTATACATTTTCTTTCTGGGCAAAGGGATTTGGTATTACTTATAATCGATATGTAGGAGTGTATTTGGACAATAATAATAACAACGCTGCCACATTTGATCTTGATGGATTGACTAGTGATAATTTTGGTTATGCATCACCATCATATGGACCTGCATTTTCAAAAATTACTGCGTATCCCAATGGCTGGAGAAGAGTTGAGATGACTGGTGTTATTTCATTCCCCGGAATGGCCTGTGTAATAGTACCTCTTCCCTATTACAATATATGGTATGTTGGTGATGGATTTACTGGAGGTACTGGAAACACGTCCGGTATTTTGGTATGGGGTGCTCAGTTTGAATTAAATTCTTCTGCGTCTTCTTATATTCAAACCACGGGCGCAACAGCATTGCGTGGAAATGATTATGCTTACTTCTCAGGAACAGGATTTACATCTTGGTTCGGAGCATCACAAGGAACATTTTTGATTGAATTTGATCGCAAAGAACGTGGTCATACTGCAGACAATGTAAAAGTTAAAACTGTTATGGCCACCAATTGGAATCAAGGAACCTGCGCTGGATTTGCTTTGGATTATTCAAGTATAGTTACAACACCGTCATTAAGGTTTAGAGATTCTACACCCTCAACATTTACTGTAATAACCGCTGGAGTTCTTCCCGGAATCAATAAAGTTGCCTTTAGTTATAATTTAACGGGCAGCACATATGATATATCTGCAAATCTAAATGGTCTTTGCACAGGAACTGGAAGTGTTGCATCCAGCAGAATAAACTTGGCTGGTGCTTCTTACATGACCTTTGGATACAAAGATACCGAATTGGGTGCTACTGCCTTCGATTACTTGAACACCATAATTCGTTCTGTAAAGTACTGGAATGTTGTCAAGACTCCAGCAGAGTTGCAACAACTATCCAGTTAATTCTTTCCAGTACTTCCAAACCCACCGACACGATTTGATTTCTGTGTAGGCTGCTCCCAAGTCTCTTCAATATCAAATTGCTCATATCGTACCAATTCACCCTGAGCAATCCTATCTCCATGGTACACTTTCATAATTTCATCTGAACTATTGAGAACAATTATCTGGGTTTCATTGACATAATCCTCGTCAATAACTCCCTCACAGTTGGCAAGAATCAAGCCATACTTCAAGGCCATTCCAGACCTTGGATGGATGCGCATGGAATATCCTTCAGGAAGATCAAAGATCAATCCAGTACGAATCATGGCTCTTTCGTTTGGTGCGATGGAAATATAAGACTTTCCATTTGAACCATCATGCTCAACTCTGAATTCTCTTTGAGTCTTTCCAGCCCATATGTTTACCTTTGAGTTGGTTGGAAGGTATGCTGCTAGATCAAAGCAGGCAGCTTTACGGGTTTGATAATTTGGGATCTGTGCGTCTGGTTCTACTTTATATACTTTTAGACTCATAGTTTAAATATACATAAAATTAAAGGTATGTCAAGTAATTTCAAGGACTGAAACAAATGCATGAAAAATGCCCGTTAAACCAGCAGTTGCTCGTAAAGTGTTTCCTGTTTCTAACACTATTGGAGCATCAATAACTTGAAAACTTGATTGTATTGGAACTACGCCATTTGTAATAATAGAAAATGCAGTAGAACCCTTTAAAACTTCTAAAGTTATAGTAGCAGAATTCAATGAATTAATATTACTAAAATTTACGCTATTGACAATGGCTGTTCCAGTAACACCAGAATAAATTGTTGTTGCTGCAGTCGTTCCTAAAATTGTTCCAAAACTTTTATATGTTTCTGGCATGTGTATTTCCTATTATAATTATATATTTGGTGGGGGTTTGATTCCTAGCATCAAAAACAAAGATTCTTGAGGGTCCGTTGGATCTTCTTTTTTTGTAATATTGTAATGCAATCTGGCATCTTGTTCTGTGTCAAACCATTTCCATCCACCTATTGGATATTCGTAATTATCTTTTTGTTCCCGATAAAGATTATATGAACCAGTTAATACATAATTTTTTCCATAAAGAAGCATCCCATCATCATTTTTGTAAAATCCTGAAGTATCTTCCATTTTTTACTCCTTAACCCGTTACAGTCCATCCCTTTGCGATTGCAATGCTTGGATTGTCTGATGCTGCTCCCCAATTATTTGTTACAGTTACTGTTCTAGTACCAGAACCAGAAGCACCGACTACTGCAAGACTTTCATAAAGTTCATTTAATGCAGTTCCAGATAACTTACAACCAGTTATATCTAAATTATATGCTGCTCCAGTAAATCCTTTTAAAGAACTTAAAGATCTTGCATTAGTAAACATGCCACTAAATACCGAAGCATAACCAGAACCAGTCAATCCAGAAACATCTAATGGCGGAACCTGAATTAGCGAACCACAATCAAAAAACATGTTGTTGAATCCACTAGTATTAAAAGTGGCCATAGATGCTCCCCGAGCTAATGTCAGTCCTTTTATTCTCACTAAATTAATACAAGCTCTAAACATTGAATTTGCATTTAAAGCATTTGGAGCATCTATTTCCGGTGCTTCTATTAAATTTCCATTAAATTGAAAAAATTGAGCAACTGAAGTTGCATTTGGCAAATTAAAAAATGTATTTCCTATCGTAGATAGTGAAGTCCCATAAAAAAGCCCACCAAAATTTGTTGCATTAAAGTTTATAGGTAATTCTGGAAGAGTTAAAAGAGAAACACATCCAGTAAACATCTGTTCGTAATTTGTTGCTTTAGATAAATTTAAATTATTTATTTTTCTTAATACCGCACAACTATTAAAAGTATAGAAAAAATTAGTTACATTACTAGTATCTGTAAATGTTATCTCTTCTATTGAAGTACCATACGCAAACATCAATCCGAGAGATGTTGTACTCTTAGTATCCACAATTAATTTTTGTAATCTTTGACAATTACCAAAGCAAAAAGTAAAATCCGTTACTTTGCCTGTGTTTAATGGAGGATATTCCTCTAAACTTTGGCAAAAATTAAAAGTTCTATTCATACTAGTAACATTACTAACATTTAAAAATGGTATTTTTCTAAGATTATAACAACTTGAAAATGTACTAGATAAATTAGTTACTTTTGAAAAATCCATCCAAGGAATTGTTTTAATTAATGTACAAAAGGTAAACATTCCAGAAGCATCAGTTACATTTGATGTATCTAAAAATGGAATTTCTGTTAAACTTCTACAATTTGAATATAAATTTCCCATACTTGTTACCTTACTTGTATTAGATAATTTTGGGGAATTTAACAAATTAAAGCAGTTTTGAAACAAAGAACTCAAATTTGTTGCGCTGTTTGTATTTAAATCTGGAATTTTTTGTATAGATACACAACTACTAAACATACCAGTTAAATTAGTACCTTTTTCAGTATAATTTTCTGGTAAAATTAGATTTTTTAATTTTCTTGCATTTTCAAATTGACCACTAAAAGATGTTATATTATTATTTCCAATAAATTCGTACTGCTCTAACATTATAGGCCAAACACCCGGATTCGCTGATGTGCCTATTTGAATTGTGGATAAATTTGAACCTGCTATTCTTATATTTAACCACTGATTTTGATAAGTAGATAAATTTGATTGATTGTGTTTTGTTGTAAGATTTATAGAAGTTAAATTTGCAGCACCTGTTGGTGTTATCGTAATCACTAGCGTTTTGTAATCATTATATACGGTAGATGTTAGACCAGCATATGTTGAAGTGTCGTATCGTTTGTAAGCGGCCGATCCAGAAGAAAAACTTCCAGTAGTTCCGTCACCCCAATCTACTGTATAATTTCCAGCAACTGTAAATGCAACAAAGTTAGAATCGTTATTAAAAACAGCAAACACTCCTGCAAATTTTTGTTCTCCTGCTGTTATAGAGGGAAGAGAAACCCATTCTGTTGGTCTCACATAAGGAGTTAAAGTTAGTCCTTGTAAATATGTTCCGACATTTCTTGAATAATTTTGAGACGCAGAAATTATATTATTCATTTCTAAGTAGTCTTCACGACCAACAGCACCACCATTCCATCTATTTTGCCTTGTTTTCATAACATCCAATGCCTCGGTATACTTGTACCAGTTACATCACCAGTAAGACCATTAAAAGTTGAAACGTATGCGGTAATACCACTTCCAATTGAAATCCAAGCAGACCCATTCCATTGCCATGTAAGGCCATTGAAGGTGTAGGTCTGATTAAGAGATGGAGAATCTGGAAAGTCAATCATTGCGTTAAGTTATTTCAAGATAAGATAAAACTATGTCTGTTGCATTTAATGCAGATGTTTGTGCATTTATTCTATCATTTGCTTCTAATACAATTGGTTCGGTAATTGGTTGAAATGAAGTTTGAATTGGAACTATAGCATTTTTAATTAAATATGCTGCTGTACCTCCACTTGACCCAACAGAAATGCTTACATTTATTGCATCAGCAGTTCCGGTGTTGGCAATATAAACACTCTTGACTAAAGTAGTCACACCCAATCCAGTAGTGTACAAATTTGTATCGGCAGTTGTTCCAAGATTAAAAAATGAGGATTTGAATGTATTTGGCATTTTATTCTTCTAAATTATTTATGTTTGATTGAAAAGGAAAATTTATTGCATGTACCACAGAAATATCAAAATTTTCTGCTGCTTGTGCTTCTTCTGCTGAATTATACCAAGTCCATCCATGTATTGGATACTGATATGTGTCCTTTTCTTCGGCTTTTAATACATAATTAGGAGCATATATTGCAATTTTTGCATAATCTCCATTTTTATTGTAAAATCCAGCAGTGCTCATAATGTGATAGTCCATCCTTTGGCTGTTGCTCCAGCTATTTGACCTGCGGTTATGCCAGATGCACCCGGATTTCCAGTTATTATAAGTGTTGCCGAAGGTCCAGAAATTCCTGTCAATCCTGCAAATACTTCAGAGAGTGCCGTAAATCCAAAACGACAATTCAACAAACTCATCGAAACTCTAAGATTTTTAACTGGAAAAGATTCTAAATTATAACAAAAATATGTAAATCTTTGTTGTTCTCCAGAACCGGAATCAACAACTGCGATATTATTAAAATTCATTGATGGTAATTTTTTTAAACTATAACAAGTACTAAACATTCCAGCCAAAGTCGCATTGTTTCCAAAAGTATAGCCCGGAACATTTTCTAATACTTGATTACTAAAAAACATTGATGTCGCAGTTGTGCAATTTCTTAAATCTAATGTTGGTGCCGTTTTTAATCTTGTTCCACTAAAAGCTGAATTTGCATTTACTATTCCAGTACCACCTGTTATGGTTCCAAGTTTTTCTAAAGAAACACAATTCAAAAACATATTTTGAATTGTTGTTATTTTGGGAATAAAAATATCCCCTACTTCTTTTAAACTTGTATTTGATTGAAAACAAGAGGCCATTGTTGTCGCATTGGGTAAACTCAATCCCTTTACATATTCTAATTTACTACAATTAGAAAAAATGGAATTACTATTTGATGACAATACTGGCATAGTAAGAACAAATGGACACGATTTTAAATCATAACATTCTTGAAAAATACTTATAGCATTTGTAACACTTGAATAATTATAAGGTGGAACATTTAAAATTCCACTATTTCTAAAACTTGCATTCATAGATGTCACAAGAGAAGTTTCTATGTATGGTGCTTGGCGTAAATTTTTATTATTTAAAAATGCTGATTGTATATTTGTGGGTCTCCAATTTGGTGGATAATATACTGATTCTAAATTTGGTGCATTTAAAGAACGATCTAGAGCTGTTGATGTAGTCGGTAGCGCTGTGACATTTACTTTTTTTAACCATGGATTTGATGCACCAATTGTAACAAGAGTTAATGATGTACATGATGGTAAATTACAAGTAAATTCAAGCCATTTTCCTTGCATGAATGTACTTGCACCAGTAACACCTTGAATTCCAAAATTTACTGATGTCAAATTTGATCCGCTTTGAGGAGTTACTGTGACTAAAACTTGTTTATAACCTAATGATGTAGTACCTGATGTCGTAGATATGGAGTTATAATTATATTGTTTTCTTGCTATTCCTGCAGAAGAAAAACTTCCAGTTGTACCATCACCCCAATTTACATTGTATGCTCCGGAACATTGCATGCCAATGCTGTTGGAGTCTAATTCATCATCCGTAATTGCCAACAACCCATAAACAATTTGTTGGCCAGATGTGTAACCAGGAATTGAAAGCCATTCTATTGGTCTAACCCAATCAGTTCCAATATTCCAATTATTTATTTCTTCATTCAAATATTGTTGACGACCATCAATTACTCCTTTTGGAGAAGTAATCTCATTTCTTCCTATGTAACCACGATTTCTTCCATTTGATGACATATATTAAACTCCTAGGAACCAAAGTATCGGCAATACATTTGCTTCTGGACCAGTTGCACCTGCAGGACCAGCAGGACCCGCAAACTCAACCCAAATTGCAGTTGCACCGTCATTTACGCCAGTAAATAATTTTCCAAGACCTGTGTTATACCATCTATCTCCTGCAGAGAATCCTGTTGGTGCAGTTGCCCCTTGATAGAATGCATAACTTGTTCCACCCGCACCAGAAGCCGTGGAAGCAATCGTAAGAGTATTTCCGGAAGGAGTTATGGTTATATTGCTGCCTTGAGCGAGGCCAACATTTCCACTTAAACCATTCAAAGTTATTACATAACTTCCAACTGGTCCAGTAACTCCTTGTGGACCCGTTGGACCAGTGAAACCAGTAGATCCAATAGGACCTTGAATTCCCTGTGGACCTTGATCACCAGTGGGGCCAATAGGACCTTGAATTCCCTGTGGACCTTGATCACCAGTGGGGCCAATAGGACCTTGAATTCCCTGTGGACCTTGATCACCAGTGAAACCAGTAGGTCCAATAGGACCTTGAATTCCCTGTGGACCTTGATCACCAGTAGGACCAGTTGGTCCCATGGCACCAGTTCCCGTATAACTTATTGTTATATTATTAGAAGATCCGGAAACACCAATAAATGTGCTTCCAAGAATATTGATGCTTCCCGTAAATCCATTTAAAAACGTAACTGCGTTGGCTGCTGTTGCATAGACATCCCAAGCAGTTCCATTCCACTGCCAAGAACGACCTCCAAAAGTGTATATGTCACCGGGTGATGGGGATGTTGGAAAATCTAGTGGCATGTCTTAATATTTAGATGATTTCGAACCAAGAAAGATCTGTATAACCTTGTGTGTTATTTGTCGTAGGAACCAGTACGAGAACAAATGTATCGCTTACTCCCAGTTGTGTTCTTCCTATTTGAAAATTAAAATCATTTATGCTAGATACATCCAAGGTTCCGCTGCTACTTATATATCCACCGACAATATCAGTCCCACCAGTAACCCCTGTAGCCGTAATATTATATTGAACATTTCCATTGTAATGTGTTGTCCAAGTGTTTCCCGTTAAAGTTGGATTTAATAAAATTCTGTATTGCACTACTAATGGTTTGTTGCTTCCTGACGGTTCTATTGCCACACTAATATTTGACGGTACAATAATACTATCCAATCTATCGGGGGCCAATCGTATTGCAACCAGTGGATATTGAGTTCCTGCTGTTGTTAAAGTATGGGGTGTAGTTCCACTATGTGTTATATTATATCTTCTGCTGAATCCTTCATATCCACCTTCAGACAATATCGTTGAGCAAATTTGTTTCATGGTACTGCTTGTTGCTTGGCTAGAAGTATTTTCAATTTCATATCTCAAAGGCAAACATGCAGTTGTCATATAGGTTGTGGAATTTTTATTCGTATTGTAGAATGTATGTGCTACAATGGGTTTTCCGTCTATAAAAAATCCAGTTCGAACATCACCCACACCCAACCATTCGACATCCATCCAAAAAATATTTCCTTTTGTTACATCTAAAGTTACACCAGAAGAACCAGATCCATCAAATCGATCACTGTTCCAGTTTGATTGTGGTACTGTTTGTGTTGTATTTAAAGAAGCCGAAGCCAAGCAAAGAGATAGAGTAAGACCATCTTGTTGTAAATATACTCCATTATAAGGTGTTGCTCCAGTAAAACCACCAGTAACTCCGAAGTAACCAACTCTTTGTCTCAAACCATTTTTTGGTTGAGACATTGCAAATGTGTTTATTATTGTAAGAGACTTTCCTGGTTGATATGGAAATACCTTTTTTGTTTCAGAATACAGTTTGGATCCCACTGTCAGTCCTGAAGTTAATGATACTGTGCTTTCTGTCATATTATGAGAATATGTTCCGCCAGTTGCACCTCTGTAATCCCATTTGTCACTTACTTGGTATCTTTGTTGACTGTCAAACAAGGTAAAAGGATTGCTAACTTTTAGACGATTGAATGCATCAACTGCATTTCCCTTGAATCCGATTTGATCATTGAATAGGTATGACATTATATTATTCTCCATCCATTTCTGTAAATGAAATGTAAGCCCCCATTGTTTATGTTTAATATTGCAGAAGATTGATTATCAATTGTTTGTGATGAGGTTGCACCAACAATTGTTATATATCTGCTTGCTCCACTTCCCGCATTGCCAGATTCATCCTTGACAACAATTTGTCTTCCTGTTTCTGGATTTGTTGGAAGTGTAATAGTAACTGGACCACCATAACTCACACCAATGTAATAATCCAATGGTGTTGCTGAATATGAAGAGCCCGTGACGGAAGTTGTGGTGAGAATTGATGATACACCACCAGAAGTTGTTGCTGTATTTGTTGGTTGGACCCATTGAGAACCGTTTCCATCATTGATGTAAACATACTCAATACCATTGTCAGAATCCATCCACCTGTCGCCTTGGGTTATTCCAGATGGTGATGCAGACTGATAATAAAATCTATTTGCTGCTGAAGATTGTGTTGATCCATCAGCGAATGCTATAAAAGCTCCTGTTGTAGTTCCAATCACCAATCCCTTTGGAATTTCAAGGTTTTGAGTTGTTGTGTCTAATTTAAAATTTGCTTGTGCAGCTAATCTCGCTGTACTTGAATCTCTATATTGAACTGAACCACCAATAGATTTTGGTAGATCGGTAACTTCAATTTTTAAAACACCAATTCCACTAGAAGGATCTATTGTTAGACTTCCATTTGGAGATGCAATAGATTGAACATAATTGCCTACTGGTCCTGTTGGACCTTGAGCACCAGTGGCACCTTGAGGACCAGTGGGGCCTTGAATTCCTGCAGTTCCTTGGGAACCAGTAGGACCTTGAGCACCAGTGGGACCTTGAGGACCAGTAGGACCTTGAGAACCACCTCCTCCACCCCCACACAATCCACTCAAATCAATGTCAACATTTTTTCTTCTTCTTGTGATAGTGATTCCAGAACCAATGAAGTTCATGGTATCGACAGCACGAATAATCTTGTCACCGTTCAGAGCAACATCAACTGCACCTCCACCACCCGGTGTTGCCATGGCAATTTGATTGATTGCTTTTTGAACATCATCATTTTTTAGTTTGTCAAGAACAGAAGAAACGTGTTCAGAGTTGAACGAAAGAACACCATCTTCTAAGATCAGCGGAAACTGTGCTTCTACAATTCCGGGGTCGCCCTTGGGACCAGCAGGACCTTGAGAACCAGCAGGACCTTGTGGTCCTTTGGGACCGATTGGACCTTGTTGACCGATTGGTCCACGCTCTCCACGATCCCCCTTTTCTCCCTTGTCACCTCTTGGTCCCTGTGGACCCATGGGACCTTGAGGACCAATATCACCTTGTTCACCTTTTTCTCCCGGAATACCTTTGCGTCCTTGCGGGCCTTGCAAACCGCGTGGACCAACAGGACCAACTGGTCCTTCTTCTCCATGATCCCCTTTTTCTCCTTGAGGCCCAACTGGACCTTCAGGACCAACTTCTCCTTGTGGTCCAATAGGACCTTTAGGACCAACAGGACCTTGAGGACCAGCAGGACCTCTTTCTCCTCTTGGGCCGACAGGACCTGGTTCACCTTGAATTCCTTGTGCACCAAATTGAGGAACGATTTCCCTGACAATTGTTTTTTCAACCAATTGAACTGGTTGTTGTACGACTGGTTGAGAAACAATCTTTGGTGTTTCTACAATCTCTTCTACGATATTTTTTATTTGTGAAGGATTTCCAATAAATTTTACAATCTTATTGGTTTTTTGTTGTATAAAATATCTTTCAGAAACACCATGACCCAAATAAATTTTTTCATCTGGATGAACTGAATTTGTTTCCTTCAGAAGAGTATTCTTTTGAAGAGAACCAACAGGAAGTCTCAGACGAAATGAAGGCCCTTCAACATTCTCAAAGATGTATACAGGAATCAAAAGTTCCTTGATTTTTGATGAGTTTCCTTCAACTACAAATTCATGTCCATCTTTGTCTTTCAACAATACTTTGGTGATACCAACGCCAACAGAGACCTTTGTAGGATTTCTTACAGATTCTACAATCTGATATTCACAACCTTCCACAAGTATTGGATGTGGTCGTGAAAGCCTTAAAGATGTCTTGTTCTTTCCAAAGAACATGATTTCCTTTATGTAGTCTTATTCTTGGTAAATGCTCAAACTCTTGAGATCCAATGCTGCGCCATTTAGATAGGTTATTTTCTTGATCACGCCATTGTAAAAATTAAGACCTGCTGCTGCGGTGGATGCGCCTTTGTATCCAATGGAGAAGAAACAAGCACCACATATTCCGAATTGTGTTCTGTCAATTGTGATGCCTTCTGTGTTGCTTCCGTTGATTGAGGCACATACACCCATGATCGAATCACTAAAATTAAAGTAACTCAATGCAATAATTGAATTTTTGACTGTATTAAGATTTATATCGGAACCAAAATTATAAGAAATGCCATTGTTGTGTGATATAAATCTATAACCACACATGCCCATTACACGCTCAACTGCAAACCCACTGGTGCTTCCGGGTGCGTAGTTAATGGAAAACAGAGTTCTTACATTTCCTTGTGTATGTGATGTATTTTCTTGCAAAGAATTATCAACAAGAGTCAAGAATGTTCCGCTTGTTACTGAGAACCAAGAAGAGAAAGAGGCACCATCCATGAACAATCTGTCGGGGCTTCTTGTAACTGAAGAACCAACAGTTTTGATGTAAGAAGAATCTGTAGTTTGATTTTCTAATTGAATATCTGCAACTAAAATTCCTGTACCTTCATAACCCGCTGCATTAAAGCCCACACTATAATTTGTAAAATTATTTGTAACATATATTCTAATACTATTACTAAAAGCTTCTTTATTAGTATAAGTAAATGTAATTTTTTTCCAATCATCGGGATAAGATGTAATTTTTCCTACAGGTGTTGGAATTGCTGCAAAACGGGCATCAATGTCAAATTTGTTTTCTGCTAAATCACATGTAATGGTACACGCTTGATTTACCATTTGTATGGCCAAATACAGTGGTCTTTCTAACCTATAATTTTTAGCCCAAATTGAAATTGTTGAAGATTGTCCGACTATTCCAAGTGGTTGAGGAAAAAAGTCAGGATTAGAAGAAATATAATGTTGTATGTTTCCTGAACCAATTGGGGTTAAGCGAAGAACATTATTTTCTCCAAATAAATCTGTTCCATTGCAAGATCCCGTGATAACATCTAAAGATGAGGGACTAGTTGATTGCCAAAAACTTCCAGAATCATAAAAAGTTTCCAAAGAAGGCAATAGATTTGAAGAACTCCCTTCAACCAACAGACCTGCCAGATCTCCATTGCTTCCATTCGAATTCAAATAATAAGCAACCCTTGGAATATTTTGTTGTACATACGTCAATCCCGCATCATTTAAATATGATGCACTGCTTCCACGAAGGAATGTCAAGTAGTTTGTAAAATCAGCAGGCAACAATCTAAAATCAAATGTGATGCCAGTCAAATTTCCCGTAACTGGTGTCAAAGCAAGTTGTTTCCAGCCTTGATTGGTTTTTATGTAAAGATTGTTATCATCCCAACAAAGTACACCAGCAGCACCTTCTACGAAAGGATCCACAATCGTTTGAGGTTGTTCGATTCTTATTACTTTATTTTTAACATTCAAGGAATCCAAACCATCATCTAATTCAAGAAGACCCTGCACTTTTGTTTTTGTTGTAGAATCATTTCCAATTACTGTGGTATTTGCGCCCAAACCAATACTTGAATCTCCAATTACAATTTGATTTGCTTGGCTTCTTGATAATGGTCTAGTATTTCTACCAATAAAAATGCCGCGATTGCATGCGTCTAAAGTTATTCCTTCACTTCCATAATTTTTTCCAGCATTTTCCCCAATTGCAATATTAAAACTTCCAACAGTCAAGCCATTCAAACTTTGAGTACCCAATCCAATGTTATTGTTTCCTCCTATAGAGGATTGTAAACTTTCAATACCAATAGCAATATTTTGGCCTACGCTTGATGTGTTTGATGTTAAACTTGTGGAAGAACCCATTACTAAATTATCTTTGCCAACAGATTTGAGCGTAACGTTACCGCTATTTCCCGAAAGAACAACGTCATTAGCAAAACTCTGAATTGCAGTAAAAGTTTGTCCAACATTTGTTTTAGCCACATTTGTTAAACTTAACGACAGGGTGTTTCCAGAAGTTTGTACCAAAAGATTGCTATCACCAGACAGTGCAACGGTTCCTCGTAAATTATTGATGCTTGACACAAAATTGGTCATACCAATGTTTATTGTGTTTCCAGAATTTTGAACAACAACGCCATTATTTCCAGACAAACCTACGGCTCCAACCAATCCATTAAGCGCAGAAACGTTTGCTGGTATACTTACGGAAATTGATCCATCAATAACCTGTACTATATTGGGTGGATTTGTTGTTACTGTGATCTGTGGATTGCTCATATTATACCTTTGTTACATCTGGAAGAACATTTATATTTCCGCTAATAAGGGTTTCAATGTCTCCATTGCTTTTTTGTTCTTGAATGTCATAAAAAACTTTTGTATATGGTGGAAAATTTTCTGTATGCGAAGATCCAACACAAACAACAACATTTCCAACTGCATTTGCAGAAATACCACCACAAATTCCATTTGGAATTGTCAAGACACTTCCGGTGGTCACTCCAGTTGTATAGGAAGCAAACAATTTTGCTGGAGCATAGCCATTGCGAACTTGCATTCGCAAAGTAGATCCATTGAAATCATAAGATCCGCCGGATGAATCCCGGACGAACATCGTCCATCGAAGGGTGTCCCCTCTTATTACGCTAGAATCATAAGAATCTGCCATTACAAAATTATTTATACTGGCAAAAACTTATAATTTAACGGTCTCTGCTTCTGGGCTCACCTTCAAAGTAGTCTTATTGGTTTCCTTGGCAATTTTTTCAGCCCACTGCTTTTGCTGCTGTTCCAAGTTCATTTGGAACTGCTGAAATGCCTTACTGTAGATGTTCATGTTGTTTTGAACTCTTTCACGATGCTCCGCTGGTAGATAAGGCTCGTTTAGGAGCTTTTGGCAGCATTGCATTCCCAACTGGGGCATTCCTGCATAGAAAGCCGTGGTTCCGATCTCGTCAAAGATGCCCCACAGATAATTGGCATTGTCAACGAATAGAATGTCATTCTGTGGAACTGGAATATGAGCGCCTAGGTGTGCGATCAAGAAAGCATTCCTTGGACGATTGTACTTTCTGTAGATGCAGGATAGATGGTATAGTGGCTCTACACGGTTTGGTGCAGATTCAAACGCCATCATGAATGCATCGGCAATCTGTTCGACTGGCTTTCCTTGGAACTCCCGGCACATTCCTACACGCATCCAAGAGAAGAATACTTCTTCGTGCCAACCACCCTGTTCGATTCTCTTGAGATATTCCTTTTCCGCAATCTCAAACATTCTTGCATCAAAGGCAGACTGTGCTGCATAGAATTGCTTGCGAGGCTGATTTGGATCCTTCTCCAAATATCCTTTGAGAATGTAATAATCCTTGGTATACTTCTCAATATCATTCGACACAGACCGTGAACGACAACCTTCTGTTCGAACTTCCCATGCATAGTCACCTTCAAGTTTGCCAACATTCATTGGCTGCTCGCAGATGGCATACTCATGCAGAGGCTCTTCGTACCACCACTTCTTCTTGCCCAAGTTGAATATCTGGGCACGGAGCCACTTGAACTCTCCACGCTTGATCTGGACTACATAACCGTCAAGATTGTCATCAAACTTATCGACAGGAAGAGTTCCCGTGATAAAGTCATCAGCATCGATCATCAGAGCCCATTTAGTCTTGCCCATGCAAAGTTCAAGAGCCTTTGAGCGATTGGTTCCAAAATCAGACCATTCGTGGTCGTGGATCTCACCGGGAATACCCTTTTCATCAAAGAACTTCTTGATGATCTCCTTGGTATTGTCCGTTGATCCGGTATCACAGATTACATAGTAATCAATGAAAGGTGCGCATGAAGCCAAGCAACGCTCAATGTTTGGGGCTTCGTTCTTTACGATCATACTCAAAGTCAACTTGTGCATATTCATCCTTATGTATTGAAAAACTTACGAAGAGATCCAGGATTGAACTTGGGAATCAATTCCCATTGTTCTTTCTCTGTATATTTAATTATCTTTAAACCAGATAGGGGCATTCGGTCTTTTACTTTTTCTTTGTCAACAATTTCCAGAAGTTCCCATTCTTCCAGCAATTTTATGATTGCATTTCTTCTCTTGATGTCTTCTTCCGAGACATTTGATGGAAGTCCATCCAAAGCAAAAAGTTCTTTGAAATGGGCAACAATGTAACATTCATTCTTGTGAATCAGGTGGCAAGATTGGTACAATACTTTCTTGCCTTTTGGTGACACGCCGATCCGTGACAAAGTTTCACGAACAACCATGAAATCTTCTGGGTCGAATAAAGTTACATGAACGCCTACATTATTGAATATTTTATCGGATACATCTGACATAACTGCTTTCACTCCTACTTACCAGTTCCACCTTTGTTTAGATATGCTTTTAAATTGTCTATATCTGTTGTACTAAGGATATTTAGTACTTCTCTGGCTTTCATGTCGTTGTATCCAAAAACCTCTTTAATTACCGTAATATTTTCTTCGGTATCCTTGCGTATCCAATGAGAGAAACGCTTCTTTTTTCTTACGGATAGTCTGTAAAAATCAAACTGGGATTTGGAATCAAGCCACGGGTGACAATTCATCTCGTTTGCATGAAACAATGTATCTGGAAAGTATGACAAGCATTTATTGACGACAAAGGCTGGATAAAGACGAACATCCTTTTCGTCCTTGTCCAGCAGCGCTTTCTTGTCGTGATTTATGCTGTTCAAAAAGTCTTTTAATTCCATCAGTTAAACTCACAATCCATCATGATCTGTACGATCAATGCCATTGTATTGATTTCTTGGTCTGATGCAAAAGCTGCTTTGTATTGATACTCAGCAACAATTAAAATTGCTTGTGGAACTGAATTTGGTTTCAAGACTGTATATAGTTCCGTATAAAGTCGCTTGAAAAACTCTGTCGTATTCAGATCCAGATTCTGTACAACCCACTTTCTGCATGAAGTAAAGTCCTTGTTCTTCATGAATCCAATGAGTTCCTTGTACGATTCACTGCTGCCTTGAGCAAGAATGCCAACATCAATCTTTCCAGAACTTGAATACTTCTGGAGTTCATTGATGATTCTTCGCATGTCAGGAAAATGCTTCTTGACAAGATTGACCAAGACCGCTTTTTCATATGGAACCTTTTCCGTTGTCAGAATATGTTCCACACGACCAAGCATTGCAGATGCAATTTGTGCTTTTTCTGCATTGGGAATCGTGAAATCAATCCCAGTACATCTGGAATGCAAAGGTTCAATGACGCGATTCTTGTAATTGCAAGTCAGTATGAATCGGCAGTTCTTGTGGAATTCCTCTATGGCTCCACGCAATGCTGGCTGAATTGACTGAGGATTTGCATAGTCAAACTCATCAAGCACTACTATCTTGTGATTTCCATTCAGCGATACTGTTGATGCGTATTGACGAATCTTGGTTCTCAGCGTATCAATTCCATTTTCTTCCGAGCAGTTGATGAGAATGTATTCTGAACCAACATCCTTTGCCAAGGCACGGGCAACCGTAGTCTTGCCCGTGCCTGCCTTTCCATAAAGAAGCATGTTGGGAACAGATCCCTCTTTTACCATTCCCTCAAAGATCTTTTTTAGATCTATTGGAAGAATGCAATCAGACAGCGTTTGTGGGCGGTATGATTCCACCCACAACATATCACGTATATCAGTCACTTTTATCCCTTGTTGATTGCGATGTAATAAGTAATGTCTTGGGAACTGTGTGTGAACCTAGAAACCACGGTATCCGTGACTTCTACTTTATAGGAACCTGGAAGGAACTTAATCTCGTTGATTGAGATGTTTCCTTCATAATCAGGACCACTATAGTTTTCCTCAACCACAATTTCAAAACTATCGGATGTGCTGTTGGAGGAATCATCGACAGTAAGGCGAATCTGACCGTCACCAGCAATGATCTTCAGATCACTGACCTGAAGGATGCTAGCAGCCTTCATCACTTCACTAAGATCCTGCTCATCAAGATTGAATGAGAAGAGAACTTCAGGCATGTTGATGTCCTTGGTAGGAACGGTCAACAGAGATTTCTCTGCGTAATAATACTTTACGCTTGAACGCCCGTTGGAGATGTCAACATGCGTGTCATGGAACTCAAGATCGGGATTGTTGAACATGCTGACCACACCTAGGAACTTGTTGAGATCCCAGATGGAAATTTCGGTGTCAAAGTCCTCCTGAACAGTGGCTTTGACATAGATGTTGCTTCCTGCCGAACGAGTCTTCAGTACATTCCCAGGTTTGATGAGAATATTTGAATTGATGGAGGAAAAGTTTTTTAGAATGTTAAATGTTTCTTTGCTCAAACGCATTTTTGTCACAGTACTCATATAGATCCTTTTGTAGATTATTCTTCGTCACGACGATACATCATATCATTCACCTGCTGCTTGCTTTCATGGCGATTGCCCCGCTTCTGCCTTTTCTCTTGCTTGCGGCTCAATCCGTTTTTCTTATTCTTGCGGCGATTAGTGAATTTCTCAAAACTCTCTTCATTCATGGCTATATTATAACTCCTACTTTTTGCAAATCAAGTTTCAATCCATTGAGAACCATCTGGATCCTCAAACCAAATATAAAATTTTCCATTTGTCGATCCCCACATTTGACCAACTTTTGGATTCAATGGTGGATCGCTGGATTGAACTATTTCTGTAGAACCAGTAAATTTCCAATTAAGGGGTGCTTGAAAGGGGGTCTTTTGTGTTTCGGTTGTGCACTGATACATCTTTCCTTGATATATCACTACATCCCCATTGGAATAGGTAATGGGTTTCCCGGAAGCGTTCTTTAATTGAAAGTTTCCTTTGAACATTCAATAATATTTATACTTGAGCCTTGATTCTTGAGAAGTTGTTCTTCTTCTCAAATTGCATCTGTTGGTCGAACTTGTCAGTCAGCGCATCTGCCTTGTGGCTGATGATGAAGATCGAACATTTGCTTTTCATCTTGTTCAACAATTTTAAGAAAGACTCTGTTCCAGTCGAATCCAAGGAGGAGTCAAGAATTTCATCAAAGATCAGCAAATTGCAATTCAGACTGTTCTTCATCTTTGCAATCTCTCTCCAAGTCAGGAGAATGGCCAGATCGATACGCTGTTTCTCTCCCTCAGAGAAAGAGGAATATGAGAATGCATCTCTGTATCGTGACTTGATTGTTTCCTTGAACTCCTCATCGATGTTGAAGTCAACATAGAGATTAAGTTTTCCGAGGAACTTGTTGACGAGTCCATTGATGATGGGAACATAATGTTTGATGATACGACTCTTAAGCCCACCATCTTTGAGCATATCGTAGACAACATCGTAGTGAATTTGCTTGCTGATGGCGCTTTCCAAAGCCTTGGCATGTTTGTCTTTTTCTGCAATTGCCTCTTCAATCTTTATATTGATCTCAGATTCACTTGAGGTCTTCTTTATCTTAGCAATTTTTTGATTCAAAGACAAAATTTCATTGTTGAAACCATTCTTACGGGTGACACCCTGTGCCTGCAAAATATTCAATTCCAAAATCTTTTGATTTAAAGTTTCTACTTCAGCTTTCAAATTTTCAAGTTCTTTGAGTTTTTTGTCACCAACCTGTAAGGATTTCTTACAAGAAGCCAATTTTTCTCTTTTCTCCTCCAAATGCTTCTGTCTGGCCTCTTCTGGCAAAGTTTGACCGCAGCAAGTGCACTTTGGATCTGTTTCTAGAGTGTTTATTTGCCCTATAAGCGATTCTTGGAGTTCCAATGCCTTGGAGTGCATTGTGGGAACCCCGGCCATAGAAGCGATCCTAGAACTGTGTTCTTTCTTTAAATTTTCAAGTTCTGTAAGTTCAGTTACCTTATTTTGAATAAAAGTTTCCTCTGACTTTACGGATGCTTTCAGTTCTACAATTTTATCTTCATACTCGGCCATCTCCAAATTTTTGGTGTTGTCGATCTGAGTTTTTAGCTCATTTAAAGACTTTACCTTTTCATGGGCAATCTTTACAAAACTCTCTTCTTCGGATATTTCAGTCTTCAGTTTGGAGAGTTCACCACGAACATAGACATTCATGTCAGCCAAAATGTCAAGATCCAAAAGACCTTCGATGATCTTTCGTCTTTCGTTGGGTGTCAACTGCATGAAAGGAATGAAGTTTGACTTGCCTAGAATTACGACTTGCTTAAATGCTGCGTAATCAAAGCCCAGAATCTGTTCCTCAAAGTGTTCTTGGTAATCCTTTGACTTGGCATGTTGATCAAGCATCTCACCATCTTTGTAGATCTCAAATATTTTTGGACTTAGACCTCTTTTGACGATGTATGTTGATCCTGATCGCTTGAATTCAATCTCCACCATGCAATGGCGGTTGTTTACTGAATTCACCAACTGAGGAATGTTGATTGGACGGAATGGCTTTCCGAACAACCCAAAGCACAAGGAATCCAGAAGAGCAAACGATTTTCCGTTTCCGTTTGTCCCCGTCACCAAGGTTGTCTTGTTGTTGTTTAGTTTGATCTCGGAGTAATTGTTTCCGAATGATCCAAAGTTTTTAAACTTTACTGATACAAATTCAATCATTCTTCTTCCTTGGACAATGCATTATTGTAAGCCGCATTTATGATCTCGGCAAGCAAAGGTTTTTGAATTGACTTCTCGTTGATTGTTTCTACTTCTTCATGCAAAAGTTGCAGCGTGTCTTTGTGAATGTCCACAGCAACAAGTTCTGGGTTGGCAGAAACTTCTTCTGCAACCACTAACTCTGCAACACCTGCCTCATAGAACTTGTCTAGATATTTTTCAAATAGTACTGGCTTTGTTTTGTTCTTCACGAAGATCTTGACATAACAATCCTTGAACTGAGAATGATCTAGCTTTTCTTTGTTATCTTCGTCATAATCAATCGTATGGAATAACTTTCTGGTATTCTTGACAAATGTAAGAGTACGATCCTGAAAGTCGAAGACATGGAACCCCTTTTCTTCCCAAACGTCAGAAAAGCCCATTTGGTATTGCGTTCCGAGATAATGAATATTATCACGGCTAGACTTAATGTGATAATGCCCAGTAAGAACGTACTCAAACTTATCGAAATGTTTGGGGTCATAACCTTGCTCTATGAATACTCCACGGATGCTTTGAAAGCCAAAAAGTTCAAGATGGCCTAGCAATACAGAACATGTGTTGTCTGCAAGAAACTTTGCTGCTTGATCTTCATTCTCCGGGTTTATCCACGGGAGCAATGCGACACAACCGCAGGAAAGATGTATATTGGTCGGCTCTGAATATACTGACCAATTCGAATAATGTCCAGCGAGTTCCTGCAAGGAGTTGATGGAATTGGTATTACGATAATAGGTGTCGTGATTTCCACAGATGATGTGGACTTTGATACCCATCTCAAGTAGTGGGTCAAAAAACTCTTTTTGAACTCTGTGAAGCGTCTTAAAATTGACATATTTTCTCCTGTCAAAAAGATCTCCTAGATGGAAGATAGTCTTGATGTTGTGTTCCTTCATGTATGGAAACAATTGTTCCGTGAAAAACTCAAGGAAGTAATCAAGAACTATGCACGAATCATTCTTGTATCCAAAATGAGTGTCGTTAAGAATTATTGCTTTCATAGATCAAATGGATCCGGCTTTGGCTTTCGCTTTTTTCTCTTTGCCTTCTTTGGCTGACACATTTCATCAAACCTTACCATGTCGGAATCGGTCAGACCAAAAAAATCTCGTCTTCCAATATCCATTCCAGCATAGGTTTCATTGAACCAATTTTGAAAGTCTTTGTTGTTCTGTTGTTCTGCAAACTTATATTGAACATACTTTTCTTTCTTTTCTTTGTTGATTATACGCACAAAAGAAAACCAGCAAATTTGGGTTAGATAACCAAATGGACTGGTTGAACGCTTAGGATCAAAATTGTCTATGTAAGTTATGCAATTTAAAACGGCATCAGACACCATTTCGTCTCTATAGGAATAGTTTGCAAAATTTGGTCTATATGACAATCGGCTTGCTATCTTCAATACACACTCACCGATGTAATCTGGTAACTTTGGCTTCTTTCGTCCAGAGTTGTCTGCGTCTTTGCACTTCTTTTTGTATTCAACCAAGGCATCGTAGAGCTGCTGATTGTCTACATAATCAGCATCCGATGGCTTGGCTTTTTTCTTTTTGGTCTTTTTCACCTTTAAAGTGTAGCATCTATATGGGTTTTGTCAAGATATTCCATCAAGTCTCTGCTTGGAATCCAGTTCAAAACTGATTTTAGTTTTTCTACATTTGCCTTACTATTGCGACACTCACCCATTCTTTCTGGTAAATATTCGTGTTTAGATTTGTCTAGTTGAATTTTTGAAGCGATTTCGTTTATGTTATATGCTTTCCCGGTACCAACATTAAACACTTCACCATTGTATTTTTGTTCACTCAAACTAAACTTATAGTTGGCTTCAACAACATCTTGTACGTGAACAAAATCTCTGGTTTGCAACCCATCACCTATAATTGTGATGTTTTGGTTGTTCTTTTTTTGTTTTTGAAATATTCCAATGACGGGAGCGTATTGACCCTTAGACGGATTTCTTGGCCCATAGACATTGAAATAACGAAGACAAACCGTGTCTACCCCATAAAGATTTCCATATAAATTACAATATTGCTCGGCATGCAATTTACTCAATGAATATGGATTAAGGCAATCTGGTTTATTGATTTCTTTCTGCTCTTTTGAAGAATTTCCGTATATAGCCGATGTGCTTGATAATATCAATTTTGAAACTGAATATTTTTTGCACAATGACAACATTGTCAGTGTCCCCATTGCATTTACTTCAAACGCTTTTTGTGGATCTTCAATGCATTTTTGTATTCTGGCTTCTGCTGCAAAATGCAAAACTATATCAGGTTTATATTTGTTAAAAATATCTGAACACATTATATAGTCTGAAACATCATAATGGTAATAGATTGCTTTATCATTATAATAAAAATTATCATGAACATCAGAAGAAAGATTGTCTATGACAACAACGGTATGTCCTTTGTTGATAAGCAAATCAACTGTATTTGAACCAATAAAACCACACCCACCAGTAACAAGATATTTCATATAACTTTTTTATCTGATAATTGTTTTTCTATATTTGAAGCAATAGCCATTGGATCAATATTATTTTTATATAACTTATTATTATCTTCAATTATTGTTTTTAATTTTTCATTACTTGTATTTTTTATGGTGTTTAAAATACTGGGTATTTCATTTTCATCTTTATATATAAAAAATTTATTATTTTTATAATAAGGATAATCTGGTTTTTGTGAGGCAATAATAATATTTCCACACATTAAAGCCTCTGCCATTTTTGAAACTTCTGGAGAAATATAGCCATTTGGACATATTGTAACTATTGCATTTTGCATTTCTTTTAAATATAAATTGTGAGGTAATCCAAAATTAAAATTAGTATTCCAATTTATAGAATTGTTTAAATCATTTTGGCATTTTTGTAAAACATGATATAATTTTTCACGTGACGGTGTTAACCACATATTACAATATAAAAAATATTTTCTATTTTCTATAGGAATTTGTTCAATTTGGGAATAATTAAAACATACTGGAAATGGAATAATTTTGTTGTAATTAAAATAATCAAATGGAGCATATTCTTTTAAAATAAGAACTATGCTTTGATCATTGTAGTAAGGTGGTATCCGATGCCACTCGTCTGCTAAATCAAAAACAATTTTTAATTTGTCAGTTTTAAACAATAAATCTGTGCATTTTTCATAATCACTTGGGTGACTGCTAACTACAACAATATCAAATTTATTTTTTATAACATCATTTAAATTTAAATATATTGATTCAATATATTGTTTTTGTAAAATATTTTGACTAAAAAGTTTTAACACAATTTTAAATATTCTTTATTTCCAATAAGAATATATTCCCCTTTCAACCTCATAAGAATCCCATTTTTTCTGAATTCTATTGGGTTGGATTTTGGCCCAATTCCACATTTCTGTCAAGCCATCCTTTAAACTAGTTTTATCTTCATAAAAAAGTATATCTTGTGATTTTTTCCAAGTTGACCATGCATATTTTACTTCGTGTCTTTCTTCAAGATAGACTTTTTTACCATAACCCATAACCTCTAAAATAATATCTGCAGTATCATTTATAGAGTATTCTTTAATGCCACCCAAATTTATTATTTGTTTTGATGCCAATTTACTTGTTCCAGCTAACCATAATGGATTTAAACAATCATCAATATAGCTAAATGCACGTTTTTGATCACCACTACCATATATTGTTATTGGTTTATTGTTTAAATTTTGATACATCCAAATACCCAAAACGTTTCTGTATTTGTCCCATATATTTTGGTTTTTTCCATAAACATTATGAGGTCTTATTATACACCAATCTAAACCATGTTGTATTCCGGCTATTTCAATATCTTGTTCACAAGCAGCTTTGGCGACTCCATAAGGATCTATAGGATTTCTAAGCATAATTTCATCAAATGGTGGTACATTATTTCCATATACTGCCATCGAAGAAGTAAAAATTAATCTTTTTACATTATGGTTTATACAATTGTTTACTATATTAGCTGTAGACAAAAGATTATTGTTATAATTAAATTTACGAATAAATGGACTAAGACCTTCTGCGGCATAGGCCGCAAAATGATAGACTAATTCCGGTTTTGTCTCTTTAAAAATTTTATTAATTTTATCATCTAAACAATTAGATTCATAAAATTTAATTTTAGGATCAATATTTTCTATATAACCACCACTCAAATCATCTACACCAATTACATTTATATTTTTATTTTGTTCTAAAAGCCAAGACGAAAATCTTGACCCCAATAATCCAGCAACACCTGTTACTAAAATATTCATTGTATGTTCTCCATTTTATCTTTTACAAATTTTTAAATTATGTTCAATCATATCATCCATAAGAGTTTGAAAAGTATATTCGGGTTTCCAGTTAAGAATTTGTCTAATTTTTGTGGAATCGCCCCTTAAATACTTTAATTCTTCTGGTCTTAAAAATTTTTCATTTTGGACCACATGTTTGGTATAATCTAAATTCAATTTTGTAAACACATATTTTACCATATCCAATACAGAATGTGTTTCCATTGTTGATACAACAAAATCATCGGGTTTATCATGATTTATTATTAAATGCATTGCTTTAACATAATCTTTAGAGTGACCCCAATCTCTGTATGAATCCATATTTCCTAATTCTAAAGTATTTTCATAACCATATTTAATATTAACAGCAGTTTTAATAACTTTACTAGTAACAAAACTTGACCCTCTTCTTGGAGACTCATGATTAAATAAAATTCCATTTACCGCATGTAAATTATAAGAATTTCTATAATTTCTTACCAAAGAATAACCAAATAATTTAGAACAGCCATAAGGACTTACTGGGTGCATTGGAGTGGTTTCTCTTTGAAATCCATCATCGTCAACAGAATTACCAAACATCTCAGAAGAACTTGCTTGATAAAATTTTGCATTTGGACAAGATCGCCTGTATGCTTCCAAAATATTCATGACACCCAAACCATTTGTCTGTGCTGTAAATTGTGGAATTTCAAAACTTACTTTAACATGGCTTTGTGCTGCTAAATTATAGATTTCATCTGGTTGTATTTTATCTAATAAACGTTCTAAACTAGATTGATCTAATAAATCGCCATAACTAATATTTAATTTTTCTCTAATTTCATTAGAAAATCGGTTTTGTTGATTTTCTGCAACAGAATTTCTTCTAACAATTCCATAAACATCATACCCTAAACTTAAAAGATATTCTCCTAGATATGATCCGTCTTGACCGTTTATTCCGGTAATAAAAGCCTTTTTCATAAATTACTTTCTAAAAATATCCATCTCTGTTAAATCCGGCCAATCTTGGATAGTCCATTGAACCGGAGGTGTTTCGATTGCTTTTGGTAATTTTTCTAATCCCAACTTTGCTGTTTCTGGTGTCATATAATAATGATATCCAACAGTGGATATATTTTGATCTCTCCACGGAACATTGTGTTCTCTTCCATCATATGACATTTTTTTAAGTTGGTTTGCCGCTTCTAAATTATCTGTAAGAATTATACCACCTCTGCCAAGCGAAAGATGTTTTTTGTATTGAAAACTTATATTCATGTAAGTATTTTGAATATAACTATTTTTTTTCCATAATACTGCTGCGTCAATTATATTTTCAGTAAGATAGTAATAATCTTTCCAGTTTTCATCTTTCCACTCAAGTATAATATTTAATTTTTTGGCTAAAAAAGGAATAGAAAGATACGTGTGTTTTGGCACACATATCTTTTCATTTTTTTTATATCTTAAACACAGTTCTACACCATGTGTACATGAATCCACGGCTATTGCGTATGGAGCTCCAAAAAAATTTTTAATTTCATTTTCAAACTGTGTTATTAAATCAAAATCCATAAAAATTAACAATCTAGTTATTTATGTAATATAATATATTATTTTATAATGTCAAAAAATTATATTTCAGAATAACCCAACTTTTTTGCATTATTTAATATTATTGATGGGTCTATTTTTTTAACCAAAACTGCTGGATTACCTTTATACACTCCCCACTCTTCTGTTTCACCCATAAGCAAACTTCCTGCGGTTAATAGTACACCCCTTCTTAAAATCGATCCGGGAAGAACTATTGCATTGGTGCTAACATTTGAAAACTCTTCCATCGTGACAGGTTTATTTATTTGTGTTCCTTTATATTCATTTGGAATCATTGCCCCAAATAATCCGCTTCCATCAAATCTATCTGAAGCACAAATTATTCTGGCACCAGCCATAATATTATTAAATCCTTTAACTTCAAAATAAGAATTTTTACCACCTATAATAGTAACATACGGTCCAATGTGAACATACGAACCAATTTTAATATTGGGTGTGCAGTAAAATCCTTTATCTATTGCAATGTTTGATCCATTTATTGATAGAGAATTTTTTACAAAATTATCATTATCAATTAGTACATTTGTACCTTTTATATCAATCATAAGGATTTTACGAAGTCGTCAACTGTTATAAGATTTAATAGTTTTGTTCTATTTAAATTAAAAAATTCATAATTTAAATTGTAGGGGTCTTCTACGTCTATAAGATCTTGGTATCCTTCAGAGATTATACCACACCCGTAATCCGTATCAATGACTCTCATGTACAAATCTTTTCTTTCAGTTTTTAATTTGACCCAAGCTTTCCAACAATCTCCTGTCCATGGAGCCCCAGACATTGGTTCGGGATACCTTTGTACAAATTCATTGTAAGGATTCATGTCGTGGCAAATAATATATCCATTTGTATTTAATATTTTTAAAGAATTTATTATATCAAAATATACTTGTTTGCACCAGTGCAAACCATCAATAAAGATTATATCAAATTTTTCTGTATTTTGTTTAAAAAAATCATCGGATGTCATTTTAAACGAAACTGGAACACATGGATTTGGATCTACTGATATTTTATAATCACAAACTATCGAATTAAAATTTATTCCGGGCCCCATTCCTATTTCTAGATAGGATTTAGCATTTATCTTGTTTATTAAACGTTGTATTATTTCTGTTCTTAACATATTATGCCTTAAACACTTTCTTTATATTTTCGTTCCACAATATTCCCCCACAAAATAATCCAGATATTTTTCCAAAAAGATAATCGCATTTTCCTAACAATTTAGTTTGTATTATAGCTTCTTCACCCAATAAACGGCGATGATTTTCTCTTTTTGTGCTAATTTCTATCCAGCAATGTACTTTGTTATAGTACTCCGGTGTTTCATCAGTTTTTCTAAAGACATCGGGAATATAATAAGAATTTGGAAAAGTTTTTGACAAGGTTTCTATATAATCACTATCTTCGCTAACAAAAAATAATTTATTTATTTGAGGATTTTCATCTAGTATTGTTTGTATTTTTTTTACATAATCTTGAATAGTAAAAATTCCATATTCTGGATGAATAGCATCAAATTCTGTTCCCCGTATCATCATACCTAGAGTAGTATAGCCTTTTAATTCTTTTTCATAGATTTCATTAACTTTATCTAAAATAAATTGTTTTGGTTTTATATACAATTTATCAACCGTTTGTTGTCTGATAAGTTGATCCGGCTGATCAAAATAATGTTTTGAATGATCTATTATTTCTGATCTCCTTGGAACAGTACAATCTATGATAATATCGTCTGGCTGTGGAATATCTTGATCAAACCAATAATCAAATGGGTTACCGTTTGGAACCAATATGCTGGTTTGTCTAGTTTGTCCCGATATATCACTCATGTTTGGTGTAAAACCTTCAACCCATGTAGTTCTACCCCAATCAATATATGGGATTCCTTCTCCTTTAGTTTCATGATGGTGGATAAGATGCTCTAGACAAATTCTATAATTTGAAAAAAATCCATAACCGTAACCCCATCCATGGTAAATTGGCTGTATTCTATAATATTTTTTCATTTTAAAAATTCTTTATCTAAGGCCAGTCCTTCATATGGTCCAGTTTTATATTCATAAACAATTGTATTTGGTTCAAGGATAAGGTAATTGTGACCACCGTATAAAGTAAAACTTGCATCACCGGGATTTAAAATAACTTCTGTTAACATAGAATCATCAATATCATAAAAAATTGATTTAATTTTACCTTTAATTACAATCCAAGATTCTTGTGCTATCTGATTTGTATAACTTCTACTTTTTTCTATGTGCTTGTGGGCTTTAAATGTTTGATTATTTTCTAGACACATAAACGAACATTGTAAAAAATTATCTTCAGGAATAATGTTTACCCTCGCAGATACATTTTCTAGTCTATGGACAAGATGAAGTAGTTTATTTGGTTCAACTTTAGAATAATATTTTTCAATCATGCGTCTATTTTTTCCCACCTATTAGGTATAATATCACTTATGTTGTGATAAGATAATACTGGACCAAACCATTGTTTTGGAGCGATCACTCTATTTATGTCTTCCTTCATCCACGCACCCCACCAACTAAAACTAGAATTAGACATTATACAATTTTTTCCTTCTTTCATTAAAAATAAATCTATGTAATCTTTATTATTTTCCATAAAAATATATTGATCACCGATAAAATTATTTTTACATGTTTGAATGTCATCGCTAAAAATAATATAAGGTAACTTAGAATTTAAAAGTTTTATACCATTTAAAAAATATGAAATTGGTAAGTTATTGTGAGAATAAGGATTTTTAACATAATCCCCGAGACGGATGTGTATAACATTAAATTGTTTTGGTAATGTTTTTAAGATTAGACTTATTTTATTTTTTATATCATCTGTGGGTTCAAAATATTTTAATATTTGATCTCTGTATTTGTAAAAATACTTTTCACTTTGAAAAAAACCGTTTACTATTGAATTATCTTGTGGTATATGGGGATCATAGTGAAAAGGGTATTCATATTTTGGAATATTATTTTTTGGTGATTCTACTATACATTTTTGAAATAGATGCAAGTAGTCATTGGCATAATTTATTTTTGGGTTATGATATTGCTCATCATTTAAAAATTTTAAATGATCAAATAAATTTGGAAAAGATGGTTGCGTATTATTTTCTTTTGCAAATGCATATGTTGCTGCCATTTGAAAAAGCATATTACACAAACCACCTTTTAAATAACAATATATCACAGTATTAACGCTCTACAGAAGTTCCCAAAGAGTAAATATAAAGTCTTTCTGGTAATTGATAAAATTTATAACCACTATTTGCAGCACGTTTCCACAAATCCCAGTCTTCAGCACCTTTTACATTATTATAAAAATTTAATTGTTTTAAAGCAGACATTTTAATTATCATAGAACCATGAGTCAAAACATTTTCATATGGTAAAATATTTACTATATCGTCATGTGTATTGTACATATTATTATCAAAACAACTTGGATATAGTATTTTTTTTCTATTATATATGGCATATGTATGGGTTCCTAAAAAGTCTACTTCTTTATTTTTTAAAAAATTTAATTGTTTTTCAATTTTATCAGCTACATATAAATCATCTGAATCTAAAAATCCTACATATTCTGTATCAACTTTTGATAATCCATAATTTTTAGCATTTGCTAAACCATTTTTTTTATTTTTTTCTAAAATAACATTTTCAAAAGTTGCTAAGGACTGTTCTACGATAAATTTTGTTTTATACCAACATTCATCCAATACTACAACAACTTTAAAATTTTTACAAGTTTGTTCACACAATGAATCTATTGCTTCTTTTAGATAACAATCATTCGTATCGTTATTGCTGTGAACACAAATTAAAATAGTTAAATTCATATTGAAAATAATAAATTTAAACGTTCTATGTAAGAATGTTTTTTAGATAATTCGTAACCTCTACTACTTATATCAAGTAAATCGTTATTTTTTACATATTGTATTTTGTCAATAAGTTCTGATGTATCTTTATACATCAAGCAATTTACATTATCTTTAAAACCTAATTCTATATACTGTGGATTGTAATTCGTCAATAATATTGTCCCACATCCTATAGTTTCAAACGACCTATAATTTATATCATTTGATATATTCAGATTAAACTGACATTTATATGAGTTAACAGTTTTAACCATTTCATCACCAATTACAAATATATCTAAATGCAAACCAAAAGATTGTTGTAGCCATTCCAATACTGGTCTTCTGTTTACATAATTTCCACAGAATCCAATATCATATTTTTTTGATATATCTAACTTTTTAATTAGCGTATCGTCAAATGCATTTGGAAACCAAATATGGTAAGATTTTTTTACAAAATCTTTTGTAGAATGCATTAGATAATCATATTTACCTTTAATGAAAGTGTTTTCAAATATTTGCTCTCCTCTACAATGAGCATCTATACTCCATAAAAATTTTTTTGGTTTATTAATTTTTGCTAAGTCTGGAACCCAGTTAGATTCATCATAATTTTCAAGATTTATAATCCAATCATATGATTCCCAGTCCAAATCATCTTCGTAATTATCATGTCCTAAACCCCAAACATCTGCATCAAATCCATGATAACTAAAAGCTCTTTGTAAAGAAAAACACTCTCTATAATTTTGATTTTGTTTATGCCTTCCGTTTTCTTGGATTAATAATACTCTTTTATTCACTTTTCAATCCATGCACTAAAAGTAAATTCACCATTTTGATTATGGTCTTCAGTTTTGTATCCTAAGTCTTTAAACATTTTAGATTCTAATGTTGTTACATGCTTTTCATAAGCATTTCCATATAAAGCATCCTGCTCATATAAGCCAATTGGCGCTTGATATATTACTAACTTATTTGCCTTGGATTCAATCTCATGTCTACAAGACAAAAAATCATCCCAAGTAATGTGTTCTGGCCCATGTAACCAAATAATTGCATCAAAACTACGATCCAAATTTTTGATATTTACAACATTCATTTCAATTACATCCATACCATACTGTCGCATATAATTACAATTTTCAGAAAAAACCTCTAAAATAGAAAAAGATTTTCCTAATTTTTCACATGCATTTTTAATTGTTGGATCTGAGGTATGTCGATAACCAATATTTAAAATTGATTTTATGGAACTGTTATTTACAACTTTATCAAATATTAATTTAGTTTGTCCGTTCATAATATATCTCCATGTGATGAGCAAAATTCAGTATCATCACCGTTAAATGCTTTTCCTACAAATTCTCTTTTATTTCTTTTTGATGGAAATGGCTTATTTTCAAAAAATTCATCATGTACACATGAATTATTTTTTACTATTGGATAAATACATTCTCTTAAAAAATTTTGATCAACTTGCCAAAAATCACCTTTAACATAGTCATCAATCATTTTATTTATTCCTTTTAAAATACCATTTCTAGCGCCCCACATACCGCCTAATATTTCTGTTCTATGATATGGGTGATCTCTCATAATATGAAAATCAAAAGAAGAATTTAACCAATCATCTACAGCATCTTTTTCTCTTTGAGATAATCTAGAATCAGTATCTCTTGAAATAACAATATCATCGCCATCTGCTGCTTTAAATCTCCAAAACATACCTGTCCAATTTCCTTCTTCTGGCATTTCTACAACTTCAGTATATTTTATTCTTTTTAACGCATCAATATAACTTTGGGGAGTATTTTTTCCAATATAAAATCTAGAAATCCAGCCAGGATATATGTCTAAAGCCAGATGAGCATTTTTTATTGCTCCCAAACAATATTTTGAAGAAGACCCCCATAAACTGTACGATATTATTTTCATGACAAATAAACTCCAAATGGTACAGATGTGACGGCATTATTATGCCCATCGTCTTGATAAAATATTGGGTTATTTACACAATATACTTTATGATTGATCATATCCTCTGCGATACACTCATCACAATAACGATTTATTTCTATACAATTTTCAAGATTTTTTATAGTTGTGTTTACATAATTTTCAGTAATGTAAATTACTGAATGAATGCCCAACATACCCCATACTTTACTAAAATTATGATTTATTTTTTGACCTCTTGAACCCCCACCAACAGAATTGCCATTTAACATACCCCACACAGAAGTTCCCAAATAAAACGCATCAGCATCATCTGGAATATTGAATTCTTTTGTAAAGTTGTTTGTGATATTTACATCATCTTCTAAAATCAAAAATGGTGGTTTTGTTTTTTTAAGTGCTTCAATATGAGCTTTGGCAACCAACGAAGATTTTTGTGTTTGAATCTCCATAAAACTTAAATTGGTTTTATCTACAATTTCACCATAGATGTATTCAACATTTAAAAAATGTTTATCAAAAATACTTTGCAATTTTTTATGATTTTGCGTTGCAGTTTTGATTGTTATGAGATAGATTGGTATTGTTGAAATATTAATATTCATAACCTGAATTCGGGGTTGTTCCCCAGTATTGTTTTGCGTATATCTTGTCTGACCCAGCGTACTCAATACCACTATAATGTTTGGGTATGAAATACCAACTTGGATAAACTGTTATAGGATATGTGTTTAAGTATACTGTATTAGTCAAAAGAAGTGGTCCTGTGACTGTCCAAGTTTCTAAAGGATGATAACTCATATTTTCGTATGTTGATATTCGATCCATTATGAGTTTCATCAATCGACAATCTTTTACAGATGCCAAATAGCCATTTGACATCAATCCTTTTCGACATTCTTCGTTTTCCCAGCAACAGAAAGAATCATTATCAAGAAAAAAATCATCTAAAGGATTTACGCATTCTGCATCTGCATCAATAAAAAATCCACCATGGTCGTATAAAACTTGATACCTCAAAATATCAGCTTTTCCTGCCAATGATGGACATAGTTCAAATTGCTTCTTGCATCGCATCTCGGGTAAGTTATCATCAGTCCATAACTTGTGTTGCCAAGAAGGATTTTTGTCTATCCAAGTTTGTATGAATTTTGTTGGTTGTTTTGACTGGTCGCCTAACCAAATTTGATGAATAATTTTTGGGATCATAAGTACTCACAATAATATAAGACATATTAAAGAAATGTCAAATATATTTATTTGACTTTATCTAAAGATACTCTATAGTTCTCTTAAAAAGAACTTTAAAGAAGAATACTAAAGAAGAATACTAAAGATGAATCTAGAAGAACTAAAGAACTCTATAACTAAAGACTCTCAAATAGACTCTACAGAACTAGGTATAGAGTCTCTTAAGATACCTCAAATACACTCCAAGTATCTTAATCAACTTACGGATCTTAAATTACTTTTGACGAAGTACCAACATGACTTTGCCATTTTGCGTTTGCGTAAATGGAAAATTTATACTGGTAAGGCTTCCGAAGAAGAACTTACAGATTGGAAAGAAGAACCATTTGAACTGGATATTCTGAAGACAGATGTTGATAAGTTTATGGATGCAGACCCAAAACTTATAGAGCTCAAGTCTAAAATTTCTGTTACGGAGATCAAAATTAAGATGGTTGAAGAATTTTTGAAAGCACTCAATAATAGAAACTTTGCCATCAAGTCTGCAATTGAGTGGAACAAAATGATGAATGGCATAGTCTAAATATTATGTGGATATTGAAGTTGATTCTATTGATGAAGTTCGGTATTATGTGAAAACCGACAAAGGCATAAAACAAGAGTTGCGGGATTATTTTTCATTCATGGTCCCTGGTGCTCAATATATGCCTTTATACAAAAAAAGAATCTGGGATGGTAAAATAAGATTGTTCGACATTCTTTCTTCCACTCTTCCCCGTGGATTGAAAACTTATCTACATAAGTTTTGTCAAGAACGGCAATACCAACTAAATATTAAAGAGACAAAGAATCCTCTATGCATCACGGAGGACAAACTTTTACAGTTCTACGATTCATTGCAGGTTTCAGTAAAGAAGCAGGCAGTGAAAATGCATTCTCATCAACAGCAGGCCATACTGCATGCTTTGAATCAACACAGATGCGTGCTGATTTCGCCTACTGGTTCGGGCAAAAGTTTGATCATATACGTCTTGGTCCGGTTTCTTCAATCCGTATTAAAATCAGATCGGAAAATACTCATATTGGTTCCTACGGTTGGTCTGGTGAATCAGATGGAATCAGACTTCTTTGATTATTCAAAGAATGACAAGTCTTGGTCTTGCAAAAAATACATTCAAAAAATCATGGCTGGGGCAGAAAAGGAACTCAATAAACAGATTGTAGTTTCTACTTGGCAATCTATCTACAAACTTCCCAAGACTTGGTTTGACCAATTTGATGCAGTCTTCTTTGATGAGTGCCATCAAGCCAAAGCAGAATCCATCAACTTCATTGGTCAAAAACTTTCGAAGGCTTGGTTTCGAATTGGAACCACGGGTACGCTAGATCAAGCACAGGCACATCGACTTAGCATCGAAGGTATTCTTGGTCCCGCGATTCAATTCATTCAAACCAAGGGATTGATGAATAAGGGTTTGCTTGCAAAACTCGGCATAGATTGCATAATTCTTAAATATACTGATGAGGAGAAACAATTCATCAAAAAACAAAAGTACATTGATGAATTGAAATGGATCGTAACGAATGAAAAGCGAAACGAATTCATCAAAGAACTCGCCCTCCGCACCAAGGGGAATACCCTTGTCCTCTTTAATTACGTCGAAGACCACGGTAAACCCCTCGCAGCTCTCTTGGAAGCAGCGGGAACGGATCGCAAAATATATCTCATACACGGAAAAACAGAAGCAGAATCAAGAGAATACATCCGTAAAGTCATCGACAGAGAATCAAACGCCATTTTGGTGGCCAGTTTCGGTACGACTAGCACTGGCATCAATATTGTCAATCTTGACAATATTATTTTTGCTTCACCTACTAAATCGATTATAAGATTGCTTCAAAGCATTGGTCGTGGTCTTAGAGTGTCAGAGAAAAAGAAAACACTCAAAGTATATGACATCGTTGACGATCTTTGCTGGAAGTCACACAAGAATCACATCTATAGACATTTTGAAGAGCGTGTGAAGATTTACAAAAAAGAAAAGTTCGATTACACCGTTCATTCGATGTCTTTTACAGACCTTGGAAAAAATAAATAGAGTAGGAGGACATCCTATGTCCGATTCGCTTCCTGAAAATCCTCTTTCAGGCACACTTAGAGTTGTTAGGTTGCTTACGGGAGAGGAATTAATTGGTCTGGTCAAGGATGTGTCCCAACACGAAATTAGTTTGAGAATGCCTGCCTTGATGGAGAACTATGCAACAAAGACTCCTGAAGGCGATATTATGGAATTCGTCAAACTTGTAAATTATCTTTACAACATCAAGGGGTTTGAAATTTTGGTTCCTCGTAACTCAATTGTTTACATGGGAACACCCACAGATGAACTGACAGCAATGTATGAGGCATACTTGATTCTGATTCAAGACAATCCAAAGTCAGCTATTGCACCAAACAATGTCTACGGAACAGGAAATCAACAAGGTTTGGAACTTTTAAACGATCTTTTCAATAATGATGATTTTGTTGGTTTCATCAATGATTTAATGGAAAATTTTGAGGCTGCTGGAGTTGATTTGGGGGATGATGAAGAGGAAACCGACGTAGAATCGTTTATAAGCCCCGAGGAGGAGGAAACGCCTCCGAAGCCACCCAAGCGAAAGAAACGCCGTAAAACGAAACCAGAGACTAATAAGATGCCTTATAAACCGGAAAGCCCGCCGGAGGATCCGGAAAGTTGGTCAGACAACCCCAACGACTATCTTTAACGGTCTTCTTTCAAATTTGATGGGATAGCATCTTCACCGTCAACCCACATGTCATAGTATGAATATTTAAAACTGCATGTGGTTTTTTGAATCATCGCATCACTACTATCCGCCTGAAACACCAATCCATTCAATTTTACTGGTATGATGTAGTGAAAGGTCGTTTGTAAAATTGAGCAATTGTTTGAAGGATCAAACAGATATAAATTTGCTGAGTGATGCCAATCTTGATACATCAAATTATGATCTGCGTCGTTTTGAATATTTGTAATATTTCGAATCCAAGAATACAAATTTTTCCAGTTTGTCAGATCAGAATCTACGATGAATTCAACATTTAATAATTCAAAGTTTGCACTCATGGTGGGAACAGGGATGGTCACACCAAGAACTGTTGGCTGATTTTGATCGGGGACTGCAATACCTGGCAAATTTGCACGCTGACACATGAGTTCCATTTGCTTGGTTCCACGACCAAAGATAAGACGAAAATAACTGTTGTAGAGTGGATTAATGTTTGATGAACAGAGACTCATAGAAATATTTATGGTAAAACAAAAACCTCCCGATTTCTCGGGAGGTTTTCGAAGGTTAGGTTAACTTACCAATCAGATGGTGTTGCCGTGGAGATTTCTGATTTGAGTAATACGGTAGTATTGGTTCAAACCGAGAGTCAACTTCTCTCCATCGGGAACATTGCTGCTGTCAAGAACGTATGGGTTGGCTACAACACCATAACGGGTCTTGAATGCAATGCGTGGTTGGAAAGTGTTGGGATCTACTGCACGGACCATTTGTAGCGGTACGTAGGGGCAGTAGAAGAGACCAGCATCATAGGGAGACTCACCCTTATAACCAGCGACGAAGAAGTTCAATCCGACTGGGCTATAGGGGTCAATGTATACACGGATCTTTCCAGAGAGGATACCAGCAAAGGTGTTTTGGGTATCATCAGCATTGATCTGAGGAGCGATTGCGGGGCTGAGGCTCATGAAGCCAGACATGGCTAGAGCAGCAGCGGTATCGCTGTCACAGATGATGAAGTTACCCTTACCACGGCGGGTTTCCTTGGCGATGGTGTTGCACTCACGTTCGATTTGGAAGCTGAGGCCACGGAAGCGTTCAGCAGACCAACGACCGTCTGAGTCAACATCAAGGTTATAGGTGCCGGGAGCTGATAGATCCTGTTGTTGTGAACCAGTCTTGGCAACGTAGTAGATGCTGCGAACGACTTCGCGGTTGATCTCAGCGAGAATTTCGGTGCTGAGAAGATTAGCGAGTTCGGCTTCAGCGTCAAGACCGTGAACAGCCTTGAGGTCTTGTGCCAATTCGACTGTGTAGTTGCTTGCAAGAGCGCGGGTCTTGGCTTGTACGGCAACACGGTCGATTGAGAAGGCCATTTGATTCCAAACACCGTATGAAGCACCACCGTATGGTGAACCTGAGTCACCAATTCTTTCGCCTTGGTTTGTCAAAATTCCACGAAGAGCATTCAAGGTATTGGTTTGACGATAAACATCGGCAAAAGTGGTTCCACCAAAACCAGCGCAAAGACCATTATAGCCAGCAGGCAAGGTCCAACCAGAGCCACCGAATTGAGCAGCGGGTTCTTGGAACATAGCTTCGATTGCTGAAGAGTAGTTAGCGGCCTTGGTGCCTTGATATTGATATTGAGCGCGCATGGCAAAGATGAGGCCAGTTGGGGCGGTCATTGGTTGAACGCCGCAGATGTCATAAGCCATCAAGTTTGGCATAGCACGACGAACCAAGGAGATGAGCACGGGATCATAACCAGCAACGCTTGGGTTGTTGGTGTAATCCGAAGGCATTCCGAGGTTGTTGGAGCTCATGGTCTCAGTGAGGTGCTGAGAACGAAGAGCTTGCTCTTGGTTTTCTAGAAGGACGGCAGTGACTTTCTTGCGATAGTCATCTTGAATCTTGGGGAGTGCATCGTGGCCGAGCACTGGTTCCCATTTTTCTGTTAAAACGTCATATGGTGTGTTTTCTGCGAATTGCATTTTTAAGTGTTCTCCTGTGAGTGTAAATATTTAGTAATAGTGAAATTTAGACCTTTTTATTAAGTCTACCCAATGCACCGACATAACCTTCTACGAGGGTAGTCGGGGCATTTTTGACTGGTGCAAATGTTTGCTCGGGTTCAACGGGTTGAACTGGAGCGCGACTTGCTGTGTTTAGATAATTTTCCTTGATGGCTGTGAGTTTGTCGCGGTATTCATCAACTGAACCGAAAGAAACATTTTCCATTAGGTTTTGAAGTTTGGCGATTTGAGTGTCTGCAAGGTCTCTTGTCTCAGCGACAAAGATTCCAGCACATTCAGTCAATTCGACTTGCTTCTTTAGTTCGATGCTGATATTTACGGCCTCGTTGAGTTTTTCTTCCAACTCACGGTTTTGTCCGTAAAGTTCATCAAGAACATTGTACTTCTCATTGGGAACGTCGATGTAGTGGTTCTCAAAGAGATTCTTTAGACCACTGATGAAGTTCTCGGCAATTTGAGTCTTGATGCCTTGCTCAACGGCGACAGCGTTCTCTGTCATCCATTCTTCGACTACGTAGTCAAGATAGTCATCTACCTTCTCTACGAGTGATTCGGTGACGTTTTCAAGGTACTCCTTGACATTGCCATCGACACCTTGAACGATGTGGGCAACGGACTTCTCAACGCGGTCATTGACTGCGGCTTCAAAGATTGCCTCTAGTTTGCTGACGAGTTCTTCTGAAGCGACTTCTTCACCAAGCAATGAAGAAAGAGCAGCGCGGAATTGTGCGCGGGCTTCTGCGATCATTTCTTGATCTTCGACACTCTCTTCGACTTCGGTGGCTTCTTCTTCTTCTTCTGTTTCCTCTGTCTCCTCTTCCTCTCCGGAAGATTGAGCAGGAGCAGACATTGCTGGCGCGGCCTTACCCATCATGCCCATTGAGTTGGGAACGATTGGAGCAGGAACGCCGGGAACGGCAACAGCGCCCGTGGCAACGGGAGGAGCAGTCATTGAGCCCCTTCCTGTTCCATCGACGGAACCTCTGCCGGTTGCATCGTAATCGCCTAGACCCATGGCTTGCATGGCGGCTTCTGAGATAGTTTGTTTCTTATTTGTCATATTAAAAGGATCCTTAAGTGTAAAATTATTTATACTCTAAAAATATTCAATGTTATGTAATATTTAATTTTTTTGCTCTTTGTTGAAGTTCGGTAGTTCTAATTTTTTTACCGAGTTCTTCATTTTCAATTTCTTCTTTACTTCTTCTGTCGATTTTTTTCTTTCCGGGTATTACAAATGGAGTCCAAGGAGATCCTGCTCCCTGTGCAGCCAATTTCATTTGACTGTGACCAATATTTGCAACTTGTGCATCAAACCAAGATTTTCCTGTAATATCCTCAATTTGTCCACCCAATTGTTGAGCCATTGCCCCCAATTGCCCACCCATTTTTCCACCAGCCATTTTTCCAAGCCAACTTGCCAACACACCACCACCATATGCCAAAGGACCATAAATAAGCGCGTCTTCACTATCACCAAATAGTATTTTAGACATATTTTTTGGTGACAATCCTTTTTCTTGATTATATTGATTTTGTTTAACTTTTGTATATCTGGTTCCACCACCAATTCCAAAATTAGAAGTTGGGTTTTTAGAACTGATTCCATCAGTTTTTAAATTTCCAAAACTAGTCATTTGATCAACATATTCATCATCTTCCTTAAATTTTTCTGGATAAGAAATAGTTTTTTCATGAATATACTTTTGGCGATATTCCCGAATGTTCTCAAAAAGACACTCATCTTTGTTGCTTTGAATTTTTGATTCAAGCAACTCGGTCATGTAATTTTTGGTATCGTCGGGAACTCGGATGATCATGATAATTTCTTGAAATAGTTGTTGAAAACCTTTACAATGTTTTCTTGTAGATCTCTTTTGGAGGAATTTTTGATGAGTTTAACGGATTGTTCACGATCTCTTTCGGTCCACATTCCGTTTTCAAATACCCATTCTTTACCTTCCATGATTCCATTGACGAAAGCATTTGGAGCTGAAGGATCTGCTACAATATCAATAGCGGCTAACATGAAGTCTTCTTGGACTTCTTGATATCCATTCTTGGGACGAAGAGAGCCCATTCCACGGGTGGATACACCGAGTTGAGCACCCTCATCAATTAGGTTCTTTACAATTCTTCCCATTGGAGTGTCAAGAACCTTTGCCTTTCCGTAGACATTTTTGCCGTCTTCGTGAAGGGTTTTGATCATGTGAGAAACACGGTCAAGGTTGACTGTTGGGCCTGTGGGGTGATTCAATTCTCCCATTGCACGGCCCTTTTCAACATACTCTGTAATATAACGACCACATTCCTTCTTGAGTATGCCGCTTGGATAGACTCTGCCGTTGCGGTTCTTTACATCAGATTGCATGAAAACACCTTCGATGAAATATGTCTTTTCACCGTTGCCGATGTTTTCCTTGATGTACTTGATGTCTTCAGTTAGTTCCGTTATCAGTTTCATTGTTTGTTCCTAGGATGTTTTTGGCAACGGTCTTGTATTGCTCTTCAAGTTTGCTTCCGATCTTTGCATAGAGAACCTTTGATGTGTTCTCCTTGAAAGATACAGCATTTTCTTGAATGGCGTTTTTTACTAACTCTCTGATTTCATTTTTCATAATAAGTTCCTGGTTTGTTTGGCGAATTCAATGTGTTGTCTTACAGATGCACTGTTTTCAAAAATTTCCTTGGTCATTCGCTTTCTATTTTCTGGATTCAATGACTCAAACAAACTTTTGATCAATTCCTTTTCATTTTCAGTAATATTTATAAGAGATTGATCTTTTAAAATTATTTTTCCCGTTTCAAAATTTTCCATAAAATGCAAAAAAGCATTTAGTTCAGGTGTTGCGTCAGTTGTCTCTGTTTTCTCAAAAAGACGATTTGACACCTCTTCTCTTACTGAGGCAATAGAATCATTCAACTTGACTGCCAAAGCCTGTTCGATGTTTTGCTTGAAGTATTCTTCATTCTCGGAAATCATTTCCTTGATGCCGTTTTTTAGAAGTGTTTTTGCGATATTCATGATTATCCTTCTGCTGGCGGTTCTTCTTGCCCCATTTGTGCCTGTTGTTGAGCCATCATTGCCAATTGTTCTTGCTGCATTCTCTGACGATCAATTTCCATGGCTTTGTCCATGACTTTCATTTCTTCTTCAGTTTGACGAAGAATATTCTTGCGAATGTACTCAGATGAGAAGTATTTGCCGACATAAGGATCGACAAACGAGATCATTTTTAATCTTTCGGCCAAAATTTCTGCTTCTTTTAGATCCCAGAAATAATTGTCTGTATTGAAGATATAATTGACATCGCCCTTCAGTTCACGCCAATCGTCATCTGTAATAACGCCTTTTAGAAGCAATTGAACGCGAAGCATGTCAGAAAATAACTTGGTAAAGTGGTGACGAATTCTGTCTATGAACTTGTAGAACTTTACTTCTTCTCTGGTGATCTCAACAGATCTGCCCATGTTGAATCCAGTAGATTCAGAAGTAAGTCTGCTGATTGGAACATTCAGAGAGTTGTATAATTTCTTCTTGAAATAATCAACGTCGTCTATCTGGGACATGGCTTGTCCACCCGGAAGAGTCGAAATTTCGGTCCCTCTTGAACCTTCACGACGGGGAAGCCAGTAATCCTCAAGCACGGAAAGATGGTTTCTTTCGTCACGAACTTCGCCAGTTGCTTGGTTATAGATTACACGGTTGCGGAAACGGCTCATCATGTCGCGCATGTACTGTTCGGCCTTTTGCTTTGGTAATTGTCCTACGTCAACATAGAACACTCGGCGTTCTGGTGCGCGGGCAATGCGGTAAACTAGAAGAGCATCTTCTAGTTGTCTCAACATGTTCAGGGGTCGTATTGCCTTGTGAAGATAACCAAGAACCCGTTTTGTGTTGAGATCTACAATCCCTGAAGGAACATAGACGATACTGTCCAAGGAAAGCTGAAGACCACCGGGGCCAGTCAACATGTATGATTCTTTGTCCGTATTTGTGTAAAGGTAATATTCTTCGATATCCTTGATCAAGGAAATGGACTGTCCTTCAACACGTTCCATCTCTTTCTTTACTTTGCGAATCTTTTTGATTTTCAAAGGATCAACAGGAATAATTTCTTTAATTCCGTCTGTTGGTCTTTCCTTGTCGATTACCAAGTTGTAATAAATTTTTGAGTCGATGTACCAACGACGAAATATTTCATATGATTTGTTGTTAAAGTCCAACAAATGCAGAATTCTGTCAAATTCTCTGTAAATTTTATTCTTGATAACATCTGATACCGGAAGATTGGCCAAATCAAGTTTGACAGGTCTTCTGTCTGTTCCCAAAACGATTGATGCATTTACGATTTCATCAATTGCATTGTCAACTTCGGGATAGATGGACATGTTTCGGTATTGAACAACTGATGCGCTCTCGTCGCGCATAGAAGCCGCGTAATCAAGCGCAGTCCCAAAGAAACCCCCAGCCTCTACAGTTACGGTTCCATCGTAGATTTCAGGAGCAGTGAAAGATTGAAGTGTTTTTTCTTCTCTCTCCTGCTTTGGGGTTCTTTTCTTGCCGAATTCAAATCCAAATAATTCTAATTCCATGATTTATCACCTATTTGTTATTCTCTGACCGTAACTCTGAATTTCCATTTGATCAAATACAATCATTACTTGGAATGATGCAAATGAATTGGGGGCACTCATATTTAGGCTTAATTGGCCAACTTGTGTTGGCCAGCAGCCATATAGAATAAAGGTCTTCAAAACATTTTCATCGTTCATGTCAAGATGATTGACAGTCCAGTTGTTGGCCTTGTAAGTTGTTGCTTGATTGATTAACGAAGATACGTTTGTTTCGTTATTGTTTATTCGATTTTGCCAAGTTTGGAATGCATGCCAAAGATTTTTGTCACCAGTATCATCAAGAACCGTAAAAACCCAAGTTGAGTATTGTTTTTCACCGGGATAGTGAAACTTTCTTCCAAAAAAATCATATGTCATTGTTGTTGACATTACTTGTGGAAGAATGGTTGCTCTTACGTGATATGGCGTAAAAGTTTGATTTGCAAAAGGAATATTGCCAGTTATCAAAAATCTGTTTGATCTGGTTCCACCGAAGAAGTTTGTCTTGAATTCATTTAACATATGTTACATTCCTTGAATTTTTATGTTGTCATATGTCAATGTGACGGAAAAAGAAACAAATTCTTGTTGACCCATATCTAAAGCAATTTCACCAACAACGCTTGGCCAACATTTGTACAACCAAATTCTTCTTAAAACTTGATTATTATTTACATCTAAATGATCTATTTGCCATGTAGTTTGCAAGTTTTTATATGAATAATCATTTTGATGAACTTCGTGTGTCCAGTGTCCATCCAATCTCTCTTTCCAAGTTTGAAATGCACGCCAAAGATTTTGGGAATTACCATCGTCGTAAACTCCGATGACCCATGGACTGTATTGCCGATCTCCTGCAAAATTTACCATTCTCCCTCTATATGGGACGCTAATCGTGTTGACCGTCACGGATGGCAAAGATGCAGAAACAATTTTAAACCGGGCATCTGTAAGGGGTGGAGCGATTCCAGCAGGCCATTGAGGTAAAACAGTAAAACGGTTGGGTCTTGTCCCACCATTAAAGTTTGTTTTGAAATCTGAAATCGTATTTGCCATTATTGTGTGTAACTAAATTCAAGCAAGAAAGATTCAGTGCCTATTATTGGTTTAGCAACAACATCAATCTTGAGTGTGCTGGAATTGTCTTCGTTGTTTGTTCCATTGCACACAATTTCCGTCTTTGATGTATCCAGATAAGGATTGAATGGATCAATAGCAGTTTGAATTTCGCTTGTAACTTGATCTCTTGTGGTTGCATTATTAATGTCAAAGACATATTTGAAAGCAACATTGTTGATTGCTTGCATGATAGCAAGTTTCAATTTTGCTGGACCAATTCGGTCGTCTACTGTTACAATGCCATTGGCTGCAGCCGTTGCACCAACCAAGTCTGCACCCAAGAATTTTTCATTTGCATTTACAAAGAAATTGACCTTGTTAGATCTTAGAGTGTTCTTAAGAGTATCAGACCAATTTATGGGATTGATTACATCTCCATTCAATATAGTAGAACGATCTAAACCAGCAACGGTCAAATACAATTCATTTCTATTTTTTGCTCTTGCAAAGAATCCTGCAACATCTGAAGTTGATGGAATTGTGTAAGTAATTTCTGAATTTGCTTGAAGCAATGGTACATCGATGTTTCTGGTAATCAAACCTAAAACATTAAAGTATTTGATTCCTTGTGTCATGCCATTTGCGAGAGAACCAATTGTTGCAGCAAAATTTGCCATCGTGTATCCAGCACCACTTACACCAGTTGAGTCTGGACGAGATGGAAATATTCCTGTAATGTATTCTTGAGTAGTAACCCAAGAAATCATGTCTGGATCTAGTACGGGATCTACAGCGACATCAAATGCAGAAGTTGGATTATCTTGAAGATATTTGTTAAATCCAGCAACTTGTCCTGCGATAACCAATGTACCACCGTATGCCAAATAACTTATTGCATTCAAAAATTGATTGCCGATGGTTGTGGGATTTACTGTAGTCGAAGATGCCGACTTGAAGAACGACCATGTCCCACCTGATAAATTTGGATACAACAAAGCATTTGTCACACCATCCAATCTATTCAAATCTTGAACTAAATCTGATGGATTGGTATAGGCAATGTATAGGTCGCCAGTGTTTCCTTTTGCAGGAGAAAATGAAGTTCTTGCATAAATTAACCAACCAAACAAACCGCCCGGATCAAAACACACACCATCTGTGTCGAATTGTGGTGCTCTGTAGCCCGTTCCAGTACGCATTGCCCCAATAAATGGAACTGAAATTATTTCTCTGTTATATTGGTTTGAGCTAATAAATGAACTGAGTGATGGCATGATATCCCTTTTTATCTAAAATATTTAGAATTTTTATGTGGGATACCAAACAACCCCTCCTTGAGAAAATGGCTCTTTGTCATCAAGTTCATCTTTGTTATCCATCATAAAAAGCACATTGTCATCTTCCGGCTTCTGCGCATCCTCATAATTAAATTTTGCGCTTTCAATTAGATCAGCATAATATTCTTGTCTTGAAAGCCAAGCAAAGAACACCAAGGACATCACCAAGTCATCATTATGACCTTCTTCTGCCTTGTAAGTATTTGCCTTTGAGACAAATGTGAACAGTTCAGAAATTATTCTTTCATCGTTTAGTAAAATTTTATCTTCTTCTATTAATCTTTTTAAAATAGCGCAGCCTAATTTTTTGGTCTGTGTTGTGGTTCTCAGACCCATTTCACTTCTTCCAGATGATGCAAATCCTTGCGACAAAATTTGTCCTTTTCGACCCATCATTCTTGTCATGAGGACATTTTCATAACCCAAATCATTGTAAAGAATCGAAGAAACTTGACCACCAATGTCATTTGTTTCGATCAAAGCGTATGCGTTATTGTATTGTTCACATATTTTTTTGATAATAGTGGGGAAATTAAATGGACTGATTGTATTGTTTCTAAAAGTTGCAACAACTTTATATGGAGATGATGTGCCGTCAATCATCGTAAAGGCAGAAAAATCTGATCCTTGCCCCCTAGAAACGTCAGCCTGCAAAAAGTAAATTTTGTCTTTATCGGGTTTTCCAAATACTCTTAATCCTTCTTTATCTTCTTCCAAATACTCTTCTGGAGCCAATACATTTAATTTTGAAGTTGATATAAGAGTATTAGATGAACCCAAAAAACTACAGCCATATTCCTGCTCAAACTGTTCTGGGCTTGTGTTTGCAATTTGCTCAGTGGCCCATTCATCATCTCTTAATTTGGGGCTTCCGGGGCTGATGGGAGTTTCACGCCAACTCACCTCAACTGGAACGAACATGTTTTTTAACTTGTGCCCTTGGTTTCTGTTTGCATCAACCCAAAGTTTATGAAAATGATTCATTCCATTTGGTGTGGAAACAATGATAAGTTTGGTCGTAGTACCAGCCGAAATGGTTGGGTATGTAGATGTATAGAATTCTTCTGCTACATGGCTTGGCAAGAAGGCGTACTCGTCCAACAGGAGCAAGTTATATGAGCCGCCACGGATCGCTGTAGACGATGTAGCGTCGCACATGACCCTGGAGCCGTTTTCCAATTTAAAACTCGTCTTATTCCATTCTACGACTCCTTGTTGCAGGAAATGTGGTAAATTTTCATAAGCAAGTTGAAGTTTGGAAAACAATTCTTCCTTTGCCGTCTTCAAACGGTTTGCTAGAATTGCAACGTTTACGCTTTGGTTGAAAGTGACATAGTGGCAAATATAACTGGTCACACATGTAGACTTACCGCACTGGCGAGGCCACTTGGATATTACGAATCGATTTTTATGCAATTCGTTTATAAATTTTTTCTGATATGGATAAAGTTTAAATGGAACAACACCTTTATCCAAAGTTTTTACTTTTATGTATTTTTCACAAAAGTAAACAGGATCGTTTGCACATTTCACATATTCCTCAAACTCCTCTTTGGTGTATTGCATTTCCACACCGGGGAGTTTGAGTTTTGAATTGTTTCTATATCCCTGATTATTGTTGTTTCGGTTCATTCACAGCCTCTGCCTCAACTATATCTTTATCTGTACTTCTTTCCTTGTTTATCAAATTTTGCAGATCTTTGGTAGACCCAACAAAGACAGAATTGTTTGTCTGCTTGACTTCAACCTTCGTACCAGTTGTGTCCTTTGCTTTTTTATGGACATCCAGCACATTGTTGTTTAGATCAGCCATTGTCTTCAACAGAATGGCAACAACTTCAAATGCTCTTGGGCTATCTGATTCAGTGGCTACTTTCAAAGCACTTTCCAAGGCAACATTTCCACTACCGATAAGTGACTTCAAATTATCTTGTACCAATGCATAATCTTTTTGAAAATTGGCAGTATCAAAAGTTCCACCAGATTGAGGTGGTTTATCCAAAGAACTATTTTGTCCTTCGGGGACATTGAAAAGTTTTGCCAAATTTTTATTAATATTCATGTTTAATCTAATGTAAAATCAACGCTTTCGGCAACCTGATTAATTGTGGTGACATTTGAGACACCGCCAAAGATGTAAGATTTTGCAACAAAATTAAAAGATGCTATATGCAATCTTCTGCTGTTAAAATCTCCTTCATATTTATCAGTCAGGTTATTGGATACCATCACAATCGGAATGTTTATTGGATCACCCGAATCAGTCAAAGAAATTTTGATGATGTGGTCTGGCACAAAAAAAGGAATAATTTGCTCCACTATTTGCAGCATATCATCGATATGTCTTGTATATGCAAAAAGATTTATTCCGACATTTACTGGTTGTTCATTTGCTATTTGGGTTCCAGTATTGTTGCAACCAGCACCACTTGGAGATAAAGCAATAGCTGAAGAAAAACGAGCACGCCGTCTTGATGGATCTGGTACAATGCTGTTTACATGATAACTTATTCTTGGTAATTGATTTTCTATCCTGGTTCCATCTGTGATAGATGAGGGATTTAAAAGGCGTTGAATAAATTTTTCTTGAGAAGCATATGTAATTGGAACTCTTAATGTAGTATTTGGACCAGTTTCATTGTCATGCGAAACATAAATGTTGTTGAACAATGTTCCGAATCCAACCACCAGTTTTCTGAGACTTTTGTTGTAATAATATCCAAACATTGTTTACCTTTATGAGTCGCAATTGCTTGCTGGGTTATTTGAGTCAAATTCGTAAATTGCAGCCTCTTCATCCAAAATGTCATTAATACCAGCCGTTGTTCCAAGAATGTTATTCAAAGGAATCATAGTGCTACCGGAGAATCCAAATGTAGATGTGTAAGGTGAATTTACGGCAGGACTTGGAGTTGTAATCTTTTCGTAACTGTATGTGAAGAGTTCTGCCGTTATCTGGTATGAATACAAGCGACCTAACGGGTATAGGGGGTTTTCGTGTTCTACGAAGTTAATTTCGAATAATGACTTTGACAGAGGAAAGTATATCAAGTCTCCTTCGCGTGGACGAGTGATGGTTGGGTCTGCAACAGTAACTTGTTCTCGGAATCGTCTTCTGGCCATAAGCAAGGAAATTTTATCCTTGATTTCAATTCCAAATTGAGTTATTACATCGGTCCCCTCAAATCCTTTGTATGATTGAATATACATTTCAAGAGTATATGCTTTTTCAAAAAAAGATGTAGGATCTTCACCAAACAAACGATCTATGTTTAGTGCTTTTCTTGGAACATAAAGACAATCTTGTCCAACCCCTTGAATCAATTCTACAGTGATATCCTCAACAAGATTTTGTTCTGAGGTGTATGATGTAAGATTGATATAAGGGTTTATTGCCATGTATTAACCGATCAATGGATCTACTGGTAGTTCATATACCTTCAGCAATTCGGCTTCGACTTCTGCAATTTCTTTCATTGCTTCCTGCATTATTGCAGGGGCATTTAATTGAGCACCACCCGGAAGTGGGACTCCAGCAAACTTCATTAAGTTTTGTGCCCACTGCCTCTTAAGCAATGCTGCAAAATACTTTTTAAATATTCTGTCTTCCCAAACCCTATCAAATTTGTCAGAATCTATTTTTACATATGCCTCAATAAGAAGATAGTTTTTTCCATTCAAATTGCTGTAATCTGTATCCAAAAACAGTCTTTGTGTTGTCTTTGTAAAGGTATAAGACATTGGATAATTAAAGACATCATTGATTAGTTTTACATAAGACATTGCTTCCATGTATGCGGCCATGGGAGCAGATGGATAACCAGACTGATTGAAATAAAGACCAAAGAAGTCAAATAAGGTCATCTGATAACGAAGGTCAAACATATAGTCACCGACTTGGTTGTCGGCAGCGTAAACTTTGGTTACAGAAACAATATCTTGACCTGTTGGATAATAAGAAGTCACGCCACTACTATCAGTTCTTATTTGAGCACCCAATGCAGGACCAAATGTGCTGGTGTCAAAATAATTCCGAGCAATGTCTTGGGGTTGCATTTGATAAGCAAACAGAGCTCTTTGGTTGAAATCAAAGTGCCTTTCTTCCATGTATTTCAGAGCCTCATCCAAGCGATCCTCAACTTGTTGTGGATCGACATTTATTTGGATTACTGGGGCACCCAAGGATCTTAAGGTGTAATCGATGAATTCTTGGCGAGACGTAATAGGCATGTTAAAAATATTTATGAATCTTCAATAAGATTGTTTATTTCCTCAGCAATTTTCTCTTGAAGTGGGTTTGTGCCTATGGTTATTTGAATCAAAGCGAGGCTTTGGGGATCAAAATCCTCTATTTTCTTTTTTCTATCTCTTATTTCATCTGTATAAAAATTTGGATCGTAGTTCGTGAATCCTGGCATCTTCATCGGACATTCCAGTCTCGGATAGTCCAGTTTAGAGTATTCGTTGGAATCCTTTATCAGCCAAGTTCGTTTGCTGTCTCCACAACCACATTTCCCACAGTAATGGTTTTTCTTGTTTTTGCTCAAAAATAAGTGTGGGCATGGTGAAATATCTGCATGTCCAAAACAAGACAAAACTCTCAACTGTTTGGTCTGTTCATCAATTTTTTTAGAAGATATTCCCCGAGAAGCCAGCGCAGCAGCAAACATCACCATTTTTTTAAACATATCACTTCACTCCATAAATTACACTCATACCTGCAGGAAATACATGTTGGTCCAAAAATGCTTTATAATTTTTAATTATATCTTGATATTGTGAAGACACGTTAACCTGAATTACGCAAGAATTGGCTGTATACACTTCAAGACCGTCCCAATCAATACCTAACAAATTACAAATCAAATACTTTATTCCTTGTGGTGTTCCTTTTTGATTGCTGTAATCCGGATCTATTTTTATCAAAAATTTACGCAAATTGGGAAGAATTGATTTCAAGGGTTCTTGAGAAAAATCTGCTCCGGGGAAATAAAAATCAGCATAGGCTTCCAAAAAAATTGAATTGGTAAATAAAGAACTCCGCAACGTTTCCCAATTTAATTGTGCGCCATATCCATATTCCAAGGAAAGCAGCCATCTAAAATAGTTTTTAATAATTGGGATGACCAAAACATTAGATGGATTTTCTTCATATGCGCGCATTATCCACGTTGGAAATAATGCTTGAACTGTAAGATTGTCTCCAAACCAGTTTTGATTTTGCAGATCAAAATAATCAGAACCGTAAAGTTCTTGTGCTCTTTGAAGCAATTTTTGAATCTTTACAGATTCGGTAACAGGTTGATTATTAAAAAATAGAATCATTGTTGATAAATTACGGTAATACCTACTGGAGCCAATGATGAAAGATAACTTACTAATTGTGCTTGTTCAGTAATTCCAAGATTGGTGACAAACACCTTTACCTGACCAGCAAGCAATCCGTTTGAAACACTAATTAAAGATTCATCGGATGTTCCGGGTATTCCAGAACTTAAAATTGCATTTTTATAATCACGGATGGTAACACATCTTTCTTGGCCTGTTGCTTTGAACAAAAGAGAGGATTTGGCACGGGCTACGCTAATTTCATCATATCCACCCGATGGATCACCTGAAGTTCCAAAGATAGTGTTGGCTCTTGGTGTAATAACTCCATTATTTCCAGCAGAACCGTTGCTTAAAATTCCTCTGACGACTATTTTACTTGATGTAGTCAACTGGCGTGCAGATGAAAAATTGTTTGTAACGATGTAGCCCCTTGGACCATTTATAATTGTAAAATGGGTGTTATTTGAAGTTTTTGTAGTTGATGTTTTTTCAACTCTAGTCCACTTAGTTTCTACTTCCGTGATAACATCGGTTTCATAAAAATTTACTGTTTCTGGGTTTATTGTGTATGGAATTTCACAAGACTGGGTATCATAGTCATAATTTGTATAACTTATGACATCAAAACCCGAATACAAATCAATTGATTTAGAAGTATTTGCAGTTATTCCCTCTATGTTAAAGAAAAACAAATCAGATCCATTTGTTCCCTTTCCATTAAAGGTGCTGTACTCGGGAAGAGCAGTCGTTGTGGTGATTGTTCTGTTTGTCTTGGCGGAAAGAGTTGGAACTAACAATACCCCATTATTAGATGCGATTCCAAGCAAAGACTCCAAGACTGTTGCAGTTGTGGCAAAAGAATTAATAAATCCATATTGAGCATAAACGCCATTGTATGCAGTTACCGTTGACAAAATATTGATTAAAAGATTGACTGCGCTGGCTTCGTTTCGAAAATCAAGATCCTTCAAATCACTTTGTTTTTCCAAAAAAGTGGTGAGAGAATTTTTGATATCATCAAAATCCAAAGAAGCGACATTGAGATTTTTTAGGTTATAAGTCATTAAAGTGGGACCTCTACGAAACAAGATATGTTTCTTTGTGTTTTTATGCCATCATAGAAGGAAAAGAATACTTGAAACTCCATCGTAGTATTTGTTTGTCTCATCAGATTTACTTTGACTTCTGTGATTTTTGGGATGGCTGCAGCAATGTATGCTGAAAGATTTGTTTCTAAAACACCCGGATCGTTTGTTCCAAATATGTAAGTAAAATAATCCGTACCAAAATTCATGTCAGTCACCAGTTCACCTTTTTGGGTTTTCATTATATTTTCTATGTACTGTGCATAGGCATTATAACCACTCACCAAACTTATATCTTTTTTGGTGGCAGATGTGGTAACTGGCTCTAAAAGTATTGAAAAATCTTTTGCAAGCATACCAAATATTTAGACAGAGCAAATTACGGTAATTATGGAACCAAAGCAGTCAAGGCTAAAGCAGTTTCGTGGGTTCCAGAATTACTAACAACATGTTTTACACCAATTATATAATAAGAACCTGTTAAAATTGATGGGATACTGTTATAAGGAAAGCCACTTGAATTATCTACCTTTATATTAACTAATTGTCCTATTTTTAATTTAAAATCACCCGGAACCGTTATATTTACCTTGGTGCTGTATTTCAATGAATCTAAAAATTCAGCACGTTTGACTGGTGTGTTTTTGGGGGTATTCCAAAATGTAGCCACATTTAATCTTAATTTTAAATAAGCATGAAAAAATGGACCAATTTTTGGACAAGTGCAACTAAATGATGCTGATGGAGTCCCCCAAAGACATCCAAGCCAATCTGGGCCCAATTGAGCATTTATTTTTTGACATTCACCAGAAGCATTATCAAAATAAATGTCAACTGGATTTGTTGTTTGTTCTACACTCTGAGAAGGAACTGCAGATCCAGTAAATAAATCATAAACATAAGATGGCGCTCCACATGATCCAGCACAAATACCTTTTATGAATCCTATGTTTTCACCAATTTTTTTTACACTAGGGAATGTATTGAAACATTCATCCAATGTTCCGGGTGCCCCACAGATACCTCTAGTAATTGTGCTATTTGAACAAGTGTAAACGGATTTGGAATTTCCAACAAATAAAGCTTGTTGAGAAAGATTTGATCCAAAGGTTGTAATTTGTTTGGTCATGTTTGTTTCTATTCTTGTTTAAATCATTAAGGTATATCGCAGCAACCATCTACGACATTTTCTGCGGTAAAGTAGTAGAAATAATTATTGCCTTCTGTGTGTTTACATAGTTTCACAATATGATAAATGTCACCACAAGAACCAGCATCTATTCCTTTAGCTCCAATCGGCCTATAATTAAATCCTGTGGGAATACAATCAGGAACCCATCCCGGTGGAAGATAAGAATTGGTTATGCCTCGCTCATTCAGATTGATGGCCCAAGAATTGTCTTGTGTGTCTGAAGATTTTATGGTAGAAAGAGACCAGTTTTCCATGTGATGGAAATAAGTCCCACCACAAGCACCACTAAAGCAACCATCGGCTCCCTTGCCACCACAAAGGCCAGTGGCATCAAAATCTATTTTATTCCACATGTACCGATATGCTTTTTGATCTGCGCCTGTGTATCCTTTAGTACAATCTACTTCATATTTTTTCAATACTGCAAAGAAGCAATCATCGGGATTTGTTCCCATGCAACACAAAGAATACAAAACAAAGTTTTGCATTTCAAGTTTTCTTAAGAACTCCAAGTTATTCTGTTCTCCTGATACGCCATCAATAAAATTATTGTAACGAATATCAAGAACTTTTTGGAGATTTGTGCTAGTCCCCAACGGATACCCAGTGGTATTTGGGAAATCAGGATGTACCGTTGTCATGTCAAACATGTTTTTCCACATTTGAGTGTTATCAACAAACGGCATGTATCCAGATGCACCCATGAAGTTCATACTTTCAAAAAACTTTGATGTGCCAAAATTTTGTCCAAGTAGTGTGGTGCTTGTGAAATGATCAATTGAATCTAAATTATCATAATATCCCCAATGATGGGGATAAACTAGTTGTTCTGCACCGGGAGTAGAAAAATTGGTTCCAGAAGATCCAACAATTTCAAGGTTGTATCTTTGTCCCTCATCGTGGAACTGATACATTAATGTTTTTGTTATGTATTCATCTAATTGACTTGTGAGAGAATTGCCGGAACTGTTTGCTGATGCACACAACCCAGCAGGAATTTCATCCAACACCTTTGGTGTTTTTCTTACATAATAATAATTTTTAGAAATGTATTGTGCTGCTGGCTCAGTATTGTAGAAATATATTTTTTTATAGAATTGATCATCGCCAGTCAACCTTTGTTCAACCGCATCGCCTTCAAAAATAGCAAAATAATGTTCAATTGGTTCCGATGAAATATCATACTTAAATGCTTTAAAATTTACTGCTCCACTGAAATCTGTCCAAAACATAAATGTTGGAAGATTTGTATCTGTAGATATTGCACTAGTTGTTATGTAATTTAAATACTCAATCGCATTGTCGGAAACTGCTTCTGTTCTGTTTGGAAGAGTATTTAATGGTTTATAGAGAATATAATTGGTAGTATCATCAGTATACTCTCCTTCTAACCCTAGACTCCCCAATACATCCGTTCGTAGAATGCTGACAAAATCTTCGATTCTATAAACATTTGGTTTTTTTATTGCCAACAATTCATTCAAGGAAGTTGTTTGAGATTTGATGTAATATTTGTTGGTAAAGTAAATACCAACAAAGTTTTCCTCAGTATCTGAAGCGGCATTGTTCAAATAACTTACGCTTGTTATGTCAACTCCCCAAACAGGAGCAGAGGAATCAAAAAATTCAATTATTAATGAACTAAATTTATTTGTATTGATTGCAGTTATAATGTCTTTGGTATCTTTGACTATCAAAACACCATTTGGAAAAACATCGTTTACATTTTCTACAAATTCAATTCTTTCAAATACACATTCTGTATTTTGCCTAATAATATTCAATGCATCAACAGATCCATCTGTGGAGGCAAAATTGATACTTTTTATAACAGAATATGATGGATTAAAATTAAAATCAGACATTTACTTATATTTAGTGGTCACAAACATGGTTTTTAATTTTCCAGTTTCAATTGGAATATAAGCAGAAATAGTTTTGGATTCTAATTGAATTTCTTGTATGGCTGTTGTGGAAATTGCTTCAGTACCATTTGGAATGGGTGGTGTAGATTTACCTTTTGATGAACCTTTTCCTTTACTCGGCTCTCCAATTACTTCAATTTTTCCTTCTTCCGAGAATTCTACCTTTACTACTTCTTTTGTCGCACTTTTTGTGTTTGTTGGAAGGAGAGGTTTTTCTATTGCATAAGTTCCACCAGATGTTGGGTATACAATTACCACAGATGAACCAGTAGTTCCATCTTGTGAAATAAATTCAAAAGTCGCACCTCTTTGATCTTTTATAATCATTTTGTCTTGATAATAAGATACGCTTTCAATTATTGAAAGTGGACCGTTTAAATCAAAATTACCAACTGAGGAATAAGAATAAGAACCACCTGTATTACTTTTAAATGGAAGAATAATACTTCCTTTGGGGAAAGTATATGAAGTTGTTCCTGCTATGTCTTTGGTTAACTCAAGGCTCGTCTTAACTTCATTCTCGGTCAAGAACAACACAGAGTTTTCCGACAACAGCGTAAATGGATTTATTGTTTCGTTAGAAGAAACAAACATCCAAAAAGAGTTTGGATCATTATAGTTTAAATGTGCTGCTTCTAATAAGGTTTTTTTGGAATCGATGGTTATATTTGATTTTGTTACTGTTAAAAGATTAGGATCCAAAAAAGTAAAGAAATCAGAAATTAAAAAATTTCCTATTGTACTTTCAAATGTCTTTTTGGGAAGATTTTCAAAATACTTCATATATCACCTACTAGCCCCAAAACTAAATGTTGATATTTCGGATTTTGACCAAGTTGCATTGAATTGTGGAAAATATGTTCCAGTTTCAAATTCGGTAAACAACAAACCCAATAATGTTACTGAAGAGTTTCCATTTGGTAGATAACGAACAATGCTGTCAGCTTCGTCATTCTTTTTGACTACAACGCTCTGTAAAACACAAACCAAGGGTTCTCCTAGCCAATTTGCAGTCAGATTTCCCGGTGTAAACTCATCTGATGAAGTAGATACTGTTGGAGCTACGTTTCCTCTTGAAACATAAAGAGACCACAAATTTTGAGGATATGATCTTTCCGGCAATCCATCTGCTACTGCTGGATAAGATGCTTTTCTGAATGATCCTACTATATTTTCTACTGCTTGGGATTCAGCATCAGATTTTGGAGCAAACACATATTGGAAAAAATATTGTTTTCTGGCTTCAGAAACCATAGTATATTCTGCAATGTTGCTGAAGCGTCTATAAGTAGATGTTGCAAACATTCTTTCAGCAAAAAATGTAGCTGGCTGAAAAACTCTGGCCAACATGTTCACACCACCTGCACCAAAAAGATTACCACCGCTATTAGCAATTCCTGCTCTTGAGAGGATGGGTCCAACAGGGTTGTTGTTGCTTTCTCCGAAGTTGTGTTGCAACTGATAACCCGGTTCTTTGGGCATTGGGAGTTTCAAGTGCAAAAAAGAACGATTGACCACTCCGGGTCTGGTACGATCAATGTTTCTCAAAGAATATTGAGCAGCATAAAAATTCAACCAAAGTGGTTGTTCTGCAGCATAAGCACCCAAAGGGTATTGTTGGAAGTAGGCCATCTCTATTGTTATTTAGATAAAATTACCTAAATATTTGCATGGCTTATAAGACCAAATTTACGCCCATTAATAAAGACAAATATGTCGGGGATGCAAATAAAATCATTTGCAGATCATTGTGGGAACGAAATATTTGTAAGTTTTGTGACCTGACTGAGAATATCGTTAAATGGTCATTTGAAGAGATAATTGTCCCTTATATCAATCCATTGGACAAAAAACAACACAACTATTTTCCAGATTTTATCATCCAATTTAACAATCCTGATGGTTTAAAAACGTGGATGGTTGAGGTTAAGCCTAAGAAGCAGACATATTTAAAAGAAAACGCATCCAAAAAAGAAAAGATAACTTGGATTATCAATTCGGCAAAATGGGAAGCCGCCAAAAGATACTGTGATAAAAATAACATGGAATTTAAACTTATTACAGAAAAAGAGATATTTGCCAAATGAGCAATTCAATCAACGACATCAAATCATTTTTTGATAGACACAAAGGACTTCAAAGAAACAACCGCTACTCGGTGTCCTTTGTTAATCTGCCTTCTGGATTGCCACAATTGGCTCCAGACGACATCCAGACCATTGCCGTGGCAATGGGGTCCCGAGCCATCGACACCTTAGCAGACAATCTAACTGGCTTTGGCCCCGGAAGACTTGTTCCCAGATATCAAAAGTTTGTAGGTGGTGTCATGTTGAGCATGCCCATCACCAACGACAACTTTATTGTTGATTTCTTCAATCAATGGTTTAATAAAATTTACAGTGGTGGCAGAGTTGCTGGTTCTGCCCAAGCACCATTTGGTGTATCTTATTACAATGACATCATATATGGCACCGAAATGCATATTAAACTCTTGGATCCAAACGGGAATACAAACCGAACTTTTAAATTTTATGAAGTATATCCTTTGGAAAACCTTCCCTTTACTTTGGAAATGGCACGACCAAATGAATATTTGCTTTATCAGGTTTTGATGAATTACAGAGAATTTACAATTAGTTAAAGGAATTTTATGAATATTGTTGAACAGATTGAATCTTTATTGCCTTCGTATGAAACTCAATTGCCATTTTCAAAGCAAAATGTTTCATTTACATCCTTTAAAGTAAAAGATGCAAAGTCACTGGCACTTATTCTCCAAGAAGACAACAAAAAGTTGGCATTAAAAAACATGGTTGAGCTATTGAAACAATATTCAAAAGGAGCTGACATTGAAAGTTTGTGTCTGGCGGATGCTGAATACTTGTTTTTGCAAATACGGGCCAAAAGCGTAGATGAAATTTTGAACTTGATTTACAATGATGAAAAGGTTCAAGTAAACATTGCCAACATAGAACCACGAAATCAAATAGGAGAAGAAGAAGTACGGGTGTCTTCCAAGATCACTCTTATTCTCCAAACACCTACGATCAAAGATATTCTTAGACTTCCATCGTTGGAAAAAGAAGAACTTCAAAAGGCATGTATTGAAAAAATTATTGTTGAGAAAGAAATCTATAAAATAAACAAATTCGTGACAGATGAAATTAAGCAAGCAATTGACAACATGCCTTTGTCTGTTTTAAACAAAATAGATTCTTTTTTGAAAAAACAACCAGAACTTTTTGTAAAAATTCAACTCTCAAATGAAGAAAAGGAGGTCAGTGGTTTACTGAATTTTTTTACTTATCGGTAAAGTTTTTTGATTTGAGGGATTATTTCAACACAAACTTTACCATGATAAACAACTTTTCTTGGTCGTTGGAAGACATAGAAAACATGAAATGCTGGGAAAGAGACATCTACATACAATTAATCGCTGAATATCAAGAAAAGAAAAAACAAAGTTCCATGAATTCACACAACGGAATAAACTACTTTAACCTATGAACGAAGAAAATAAATTTTCTCTAGATGTCCAAGCAGAAACTCAAGCAATTTCTCCTTCAATACAGGAGGACTTGCTAAACCCGTCTGAATTTATAAATTTGCAACCATCGCTGGAACTTCCACCGAGAATTCTTATTCAGGCAACCGAAGTTGATGTTGAAGAGAATGTCAAAGCACAGCGATCAGAAACCGCTGGTTTGGATTTCAATGTAAAGATGGATGCCGAGGCTGCTTATGAAAAAGCAGAATACTTGGAAGAGCAGATGACGGAAATGCGTGGTGGGTTTCAGGATCTTTACAACAATGTGAAAAACAATTGGCTTCCTTCTCGCCAAAAAGACGAATTTGAAGAAAGACCAACAACGGAACCCACCAATCTTATCTTCTATGCTCGCAGAGATAGAATGAGCATGCCCCCACACTGGTCTTAAATAAAAAAAGCCCCCTTTCGGGGGCCTTTTTCAATCGTTCTCCATTTCGGAGAAGTACTGCAGAGGATCTTTCTCTTCAACATTTTCCACAACTGAAGATTCCTCCACATCGTCTTCGATGCTC